TGCTTACCTGTAATTGATTACTGGGGGAAGGAGGATAAGGTCAGAGTTGATGTAAACCCATGGAAATGGAGATTATCAAGGAATGACACACATATCACGCATGATATTCCTGCGAAGCATAGAAGATATGATAAAAATGGAAATGTTTATTCAGTTGGATCTGATGGGTGTGATTATGTGCATACAGACAATTATCAACCAATACCACACATGAATTTTTACACGCCCCAACATGAGCAAATTAGACAACAAATTTTAACTGATATGGATTTTAGAGATGCTAATTTAGAAAATTATAGTAAGTTTATAAATGCAGCAGTCCAGGAGTTACCCGCAGTGCACCATTATTCGTGGTTTGATATTAAAAGAAAAATTTATACATACAAAAGCTATTGGTCAAAACATTGGGCAAGCTTATATGATCGTGTCACTGATGATATTCCAGAAAATAATATGTTTTTTGATAAAAAATGGTCAGAAGTAAGTGATAAAGAGATTGTAAATCTTTCTAATAAGATGGATAATGAATTAGGTGGATGGGTTTTTCATACTAGAGTAGACTTTAATAAGCCCACACCTTGGTATAGCATAGACAAAGATCACCCAATATTAATTCAAGAGTGGTTGCAGGAGAGAAAATAAATGCAGACAGAAAATTTATTTCAAGTTTTTTCACAAATTTTTATTGAAAGTCAACAATCTTTTAATAAATGCGATATTAATTTGAGAACTAAATGCAGGACATTATCAGAAAAACTAAGTAGGATGGTCGAAGAATTAGAAGAAGACCCCTTCAAAGCTGATATATCCTTGCTTGAATCTTTAGAAGAAGATACGCTACGTATACTCAAGTCGTGTACTGAATTAGAAAACAGAAGAGAAATGATTAAAGATTCAGTTAGATCACTCCAAAATTCGACAAAAAATAAAATCGGAAGGAGTAAATAGATGAGAAAAACTGTTTGTTTTGTGACACCAACATATAACGCCTCATTTCACTTAAGAGAGTGTTATGAGTCTTTAAAAGAACAATCTAACCCTAATTGGGAGTGGGTTATTTTAAATGACATGTCTAACGATGATACATTTGAAATTGCAAATGAAATAGTAATGTCTGACGAAAAAGAAAGGGTGACATTTTTTAACCACGATCATAAAAAGTTTGCACTAAAAGGTATATACGATTATTTGCGTAATTATAATGATTTTTCTAAACAAGTTATCGCTATTTTAGACGGAGATGACGCTCTCTGTAATGAGAATACTGTTGACTTAATATTAAAAGAATACGACAAAAATCCTAATCTAGATGCACTTTGGACTGCACATTCTTGGGATATCAACGGTATGAATATTTCTCGAGAACTTCCAGGAAATTTAAACCCATATCAATATCCATGGGTGAGTTCTCACTTAAAAACTTTTAAAGTCAACACATTTAAAAAAATTAAAAAAGAAAATTTTAAAGATTTAGATGGCAACTGGTTTGAGAGAGGTTATGACCAAGCCTTATACTTACCTATTTTACATCTGGCAACAGAAAGAAAGTTCTTAAACGAAACATGCTACCTCTACAGAATTAATTCTAATTCTTTAAAAGTAAGAGACTGGAAAGAGAAAAGTCAAATGGACACGATACGTTTAGTGAGATCAAGAGGGTTAGTGCAATGAGTTTAAGAAAAATTGATAAACCCTGGGGTTCTGAGACAATTTTTGCTGAATCTAAAAAATATGTTGGTAAATTCATGCACATTAAGAAAAATAGTAGAATGAGCTTGCAATACCACGAAGTAAAAGAAGAAACAATATATGTCCAAAAAGGTGTTTTAAGGGTTTGGGAAAGTAAAGATGATAATCAATACATTGATTTGCAACCCGGGAGTATTTACCACGTCAAACCTGGTAAAATTCATAGGTTCGGCGCATCATCTGAACATGTACATTTAATTGAAGTAAGTACACCTGAACTAGATGATGTTGTTAGATTAGCGGATGATTATAAAAGATGAAAATTTTAATGTTAGGAAAACCAGGTGGAACTTTAGCAAGAACTTATGATTGGCACATTGAAGCATTGAATTCAGATGACAAAAAAAGATTTGATGTAGATTGTATTCACGATTTAAACGGTAATGTTGTGATAACAAAATATGATGTATTCTGGTTCTATGCCAAAGCATTTCCATCCGAACTATATTATAAAGTGAAAGAGCTACGACCAGATGCAAAAATAGTGTGTGGTCCTAATATTATGTTAGACAAGCCTGATGTGGGTCTGTCTGACGATTGGGATAAGTGGTATGCTAGTGAATGCCGACCAGACATTCACTTAGACCAGGTCATGTTTTATTCTGACCACGTCAAAAAATTTCTACCAGAAGAATTAAAAAGTGTTGCGAAAACATTGGATAAGTGCATTAAGCTTGACAAAAACTTGTACAGCAATACATCAAAGAAAGAATATGATGTACTTTTATACTCTAAGAAAAGAAGATATGATAGCAAGTTTGAAGATTTTAGGTTTGATTTAATATCACTGCTAGATGAAAGTGATATTAAATATTGTGAAGTTCCCGCAGGAAAATTTGGTTCTTACGAAAGAAAAGACTACTTCAATCTTTTAAATAAATCAAAGTTTATGGTTAATTTGAGTTTGGACGAATGTCCCGGAATCCTTAATTATGAGTCAATGTTTTGTGATGTCCCAGTCATTGGTTCAGAACACAACGTTCCAGTAAATAGTGACAAAAACTTACAAGTTGAAAATACTGACTATATGACAGAAAATTACCTTGTAAGAACAGATGATGCTGCAAAAAAATACTTTGAAAAAGTTAAAGAAAAGTTATTGAAAGATTACAAACCATCGATTAGTCCTAGAGACTTTGTTTTGGAACACACTAATTTTCAAAAATATTGTGACAACGTAGAAGAGTTATTATCTTTATGAAAAATTTAAATATCTTCTGTCATATACCTAGAGAAAACTGGGTTGTAGATAGATTAGGCGAGGAGTACTCAAAATATTCTAGGCACAATATTAGCCACGTGGAAATTAACGAAAATACAGACATTATATGGTTATTTGCGGGATGGTGTTGGAATCATATTAATCCAAAAATACTTGAAAATTTTTACACAGTTTGTACAGAACATCATATTGTTAAAAGTAAGTTTGAAAAAGAGAAAAAATCTAGTTTTTTAAAAAGAGATCCATTCATTAACCATTACCTTACATACACTGAAGAAACCAAAAGCTTTATTAGTCGTTATACAGACAAACCTATAACTATTATACCTCACTGGATCAATGAAAATCTTTGGAGCAGATATGACAAAAACAGTGTCAGGCAAGAATTAAACATACCTGATAATAAGTACGTAATAAGCAGCTTCCAAAGAGATACTGAAGGTTTTGATTTAAAAACGCCTAAGCTAGAAAAGGGACCGGATATATTTGTAGAAAAAGTATGCCAAATAAATACCTTTAAAAGAGTACACGTTTTATTAGGCGGGTGGCGAAGACAGTACATAATCAAACGCTTGAAAGAGTTAAATATTGAATACACTTATATAGAACTTCCAGAAATTGACATGATCAATAAGATGTATTGTGCTTCTGATCTTTACTTAATGTCATCTAGAGAAGAAGGTGGACCTCAATCAATATTTGAGGCAAGTTACCTTGAAATACCAATACTCTCAACATTTGCAGGCCAATCAAGAAAAATATTAGACAAGAACTGTTTGTACAGTATTAAAGAAGAAATTGATAATAAAAAGTTAAAAAAAGCGATAGAATGTGTAAAATCTAATAAAAAAAGTGTAGAATTGTTTGAAGTAAAAAATCACATGTTTGCTTATGATAAATTTTTCGATGAGGTAATTTAGATATGTATTTAGCGGGATTCTGGTCAGGGCACGATTGTAGCTACTGTATACTTAAGAACGGCATACCTGTTGTTCATAATGAATATGAAAGGTTCATCAGAGAAAAAGAACCTGCAGGTGACTCTTTAAAATTCATGTTTGAAAATTTCTCAGACAAAGAAGAGATTAAACACTTTGCTACATGCTTCCCAACATCAAAAGCAACACAATATGAAGAGTCTTTTGAGAAAGCAAAAGAGATCACTAATAAAAACAACGGTACATTGTATGCAGTAGGTCACCATCAGTCCCATGCTGCTAATGCTTTTTTTTCGTCGAACTTAGACGAAGCAACAATTATAACACTCGATGGTGGCGGTGTTGAACATAATAATTCTCCAACTGCTTGTACTATTTACAAAGGTAAACAAAATAAAATTGAAAATATTCACACTTTTATTTTAAATGATTTAAACATTGGTGGCGTTTGGACTCGTACAACACGTTACATTTTTAACCTCCAGTCAGGTTGGCCTAGAGGTCATCAGGCTGGATCAGTCATGGCCATGGCAGCTTTTGGAGACAGAGAAAAGTACTTTAAAGACTTTATTAAAATGTTAACAGTTGATAATCGTATCTCAACAGCAAAACCACCTGGTCAGCCGAAAGGTGCAAATGTAGGCACTGATCCAAAGCACCCATATTTGCAAAAGTATAGAGAGATAGCTGATAAAAGTGAGCAGGATAAATTTGATTTAGCAGCTAGCCTACAGGCTGCAACTGAACACGTACTAAAGAATTTAATAAAACAAGTAACGGATCAAATCCCTACTAAAAACTTGTGTCTTTCTGGAGGTGTAGTTTTAAATTGTGTAGCAATTGGAAAAATTAAGGATTGGTTTCCGTTTATAGAAAATGTCTACATACCTCCAGCTCCTCATGACGGAGGTTTACCGATAGGGGCTGCGCAATTTGTATGGCATCAAGTTTTAGACAATCCTAGGATACAATGGAAAGACAACAGCTCACCTTACTTAGGTAAAACATATTTAAAAAAAGAAATAGAGACAGCATTAGATGAAAACAAAAGCGGTAATTTTAGTTTTGAAAAAGATGTAGAAGTTAGTCACGTTATAGATCTTCTCGACAGTCAAAAAATAATATCAGTATTCGGAGGAGGATCTGAGTCAGGAAGAAGAGCGCTAGGTAATAGAAGTATCCTCGCTGATCCTAGGTCTGACAAGATGAAAGAATTAATTAATAAAAAAGTAAAGCATAGGCAATGGTATCGACCCTTCGCACCATCAATGTTAAGAGAAAAAGTATCAGAGTGGTTTGTTCGTGACGACGATAGTCCGTATATGAACATAGTTATGCATTTTAAAGATAATGTCAAGGATAAAGTTCCTGCTGTGGTTCACAAAGACGGAACTGCGAGAGTTCAGACTGTAACAAAAAATGACAATGAGTGGTACTATAATTTCTTAAAAGCGTGGGAGACTAAATCAAACGTCCCTATTATATTAAATACTAGTTTTAATGATAGAGAACCTATTTGTGAAACTCCTGAGCACGCCATAGGCTGTTTTTTAAGAACAAACATAGACTATTTATATTTTTACGATGCAAAAATTCTTGTGAGTAAAAACGGATAACATATGACAAAAAAAGAAAAAATAAAAATCCTAGGGTTCCAAACAGGACATGACGTTTCTTACTGCGTTTTAGAAGACGGTGTTCCTATACATCATGAAGAACTCGAAAGGTTTACTAGGGAGAAAGAGCCCTTAGGTGACGGTTTACGATTTGGTTTTGATTCCTTAGGTAACGAAGTTGAAAATATCAAATATTTCACGCTAGGAAACTTTGGCATGTATCAACCCAAAGGTATTAGGAAATGGGGCCCTCGCGGATGTTATGATCATAACTTAGTAAGAAAAATGAAAGATATTATTGTTAAGAATGACGGCGAATTTTTTGAAGTAGGACACCATTTGTCACATGCTGCCAACGCTTTTCTTACTAGTGATTTTGATGACGCATTAATTATAACAATCGATGGCGGTGGTATGGAGTCTGATGGTACCGTGACAGCCTTTACAATAGCTGAAGGTGTAAATAACACTGTTAAACAGTTAAAGGTTTATGATATTAATGACATAAATCTAGGTGGAATATGGGACAAAGTGACTTCAAAAGTATTTAACTTATCAATAGGCTACCCTATAGGTAATCAGGCAGGATCAGTCATGGCTATGGCGACAATGGGTACACCTAAATACTTAGAAAGCTTTAATTTGAAAAATATAGATTATGAAAAACTTAAGACCGTCGCCGCGGAGTCTGAAAAAGAAAGTTTTAATGTTGCTGCATCTCTGCAAAAATTTACTGAAAACACGGTAAAAGAATATTTAAGTCATTACATTGAGAAGTTGAAACCTAAAAACATATGTTTTTCAGGAGGGGTTTCCTTAAATTGTGTGATGGTAGGAAAAATAAAACAGTGGTTTAGCTGTGTTGAGAATGTATTCTGTGATCCAGTGCCGTACGACGCAGGATTGTCTTTAGGTAGTGCAAGGTATGTTTGGCATTGTGTTTTAGGAAACCCTAGAATTAAAAACAAAGAAAATAAAACCAGTTATCTAGGTAGACAGTATAACAAGCAAACCGTTATTAACTGTTTAAAAAACAACGAAATTAAATTGTCTTATAATAATTCTAGCGACAATGAGGTGATTAATTTACTTGCGGACAATAACATTATTTCTGTCTTCGGAGGAAAGTCTGAATCGGGCAGACGAGCTCTAGGCAATAGAAGTATCCTTGCGAATCCAAAAGATGAAAAAATGAAAGATATTATAAACAGCAAGGTAAAGCATAGGCAGTGGTATCGACCCTTCGCACCTTCTATTCTAGCAGAAGAAGTTGATAAATGGTTCGAAGAAAATTATGACAGCCCGTATATGTCTTTTGCAGTAAAATTTAAAGAGTCTAAAAGAAAATTAGTCCCTGCAGTTGCGCACTATGATGGAACAGGAAGGCTCCAGACTGTGTCAGAAGACACGAACTCGTGGTACTATGGTTTTATAAGGGCGTGGTATGAAAAGTCAGGTGTGCCTATCTTGTTAAACACCAGCTTTAACGATCGAGAACCAATCGTAGAGACACCTGAACATGCTATAAATTGTTTTTTAAGAACCAATATAGACTATTTATATTTTTACGATTCAAAAATATTAGTGAGTAAAAAGGAGAAGAAATGAAACATTTAGTTGTATCAGGTTGTAGCCTAACAATATCTGACGGTGTTAATATTGGTAACAAAAACAGATCTTGGGCATGGGCTCTATACGAACACCTAAAAATTGACAATCATGACTTGGAATTCCACAATGTTGGTCTGTCTGGTGGCGGAAATTACTTAATAGCAATGAGTTGTATAGATACTGTCCAATGTCTAATTAATTCAGGTGTCCTAGCAAAAGATATTTTTGTAGTAACACAGTGGTCTGGATTATTTAGACCGGCACTTTATACAGAGAATTTAAGACAAAATAGAAAAGTTGACTTTCATGAAATGAATACAGAATATACTAATCTAAAGAATTGTAACTTTGAAAAAGGTTTCTTTGTTGATACTGCAGGTCAGTTTAGAAGAAATAATCCATTTTGGTTAAAGTATCTAGGTGATTATACCAGTACAGCCTCAGCCTTCATTGGTGCACTAGATAACATAACAAAACTCCAGTGGTACCTAAAAGCTCAAGGGGTAAAATACAGAATGTTTAACGGTTGGGATATTTTTACTGTATTTGATAAGAAGTCAGAAAGATTTGGCAGTGACATTGTTATTAATAAAAATCAGTTTGGTGAACATGTATATAATAATATAAACAACACACTTATAAAAGATACATGCCCGATATCACAAGGTCTTTGGGATCAGATAGACTGGGAATATTTTTGGACTTTTAAAAACAAAAATATAAAGTTTGGCGGGATGATGCAATGGATACAAAATAATGTTGATAAGAATTCATGGTATGTCCAACCTCCTAGAGATGTGCACCCGCCTTCTGAAACTGCAAAAATCTTTTGTAAAGAAGTAATATTACCAGCTATGAGGCCTAACTATGATTAAAAAATTAATAGAAACTATTAGAAAGAAAATACAAGAATATAAGACAAGAAGAGATAACAAAAAAAAGATCGAAGAGATCAATGAAAATGATCCTTTTATTTACAAGTAGACGAGAAAAATGAGAATTTTAGGAATAAATTGTTTGAATCACGATGCAGCAGTATCAGTAATCGAAGATGGTGAAATTGTTTTTGCCAGTCATTCAGAAAGATACAGTAGAATTAAAAACGACATGTATTTAAATGACAGTATTATGTCTGAAGCACTTTCTTTCGGAACACCTGATAAAGTTGCATATTATGAAAGACCGTGGATTAAAAAAACAAGACAACTTTACGCTGGTCAGTACGCAGAGGCTTTTGATCGTAGCAACTTACCTTCTATCTATTTAGGTAAGTGGTTTGACACAAAAAAGATTAATTATTATGATCATCATAAAAGTCACGCAGCTGCAGGATATTTTACTAGTCAGTTTGAAGAGAGTGTGATTTTGGTCGTTGATGGGATTGGTGAGTGGGATGTAGTATCTATATGGCACGCTTGCGGCAATAAAATCAAGAAAGTAAAAAGTATTAAATACCCTCATTCTTTAGGGTTGTTTTATTCAGCAGTCACTAAAAATATAGGTCTCAAACCTTGCGAAGAGGAATATATTTTAATGGGAATGTCAGCTTGGGGTAAACCAATACATGCAGAAAAACTTCATAATGATTTGTTTTTAAAAGATCACCAAACACTTCGGCTAAAATATAATTTACACAAAGGTTTAGGTACTTATGGTTCTAGCTATAAACCATTTGATTTTGCTGCCAGTGCTCAAAAAGTAACAGAAGAAGCCTTAGATAAGTTGCTGTCATACACGAAAAAGATGTTTCCAAATATTGACAACTTAGTATATATGGGTGGGTGTGCTTTAAATTGTGTTGCAAATGCAAAAGTAGTGCCAAAATACTTTAAAAATACATGGATAATGCCTAATCCTGGTGATGCCGGATCTAGTTTAGGCGCTGCCGCGCTATGTTACGGAAAAAAATTAAATTGGACCGGTCCATTCTTAGGGCATGATATAAAGAATAAATACCCGGTTAAAGAAGCTTTAAAGTTATTGGTAAAAGGTGACATTATTGGTATTGCTAACGGCAAAGCTGAATTTGGACCTAGAGCACTTGGAAATAGAAGTTTGTTAGCGGATCCAAGAGGTGACGATATTAAAGATCGAGTTAATGTAATAAAACGTCGTCAAAAATTTAGACCTTTTGCGCCCTCGATACTAGAAGAGTTTGCAGATCAAGTTTTTGAAATGCCTGTAAAAAAAGTTCCTTATATGCAATTTGTTGCCAAGTGCAAGAGGCCAGATTTATATCCAGCAATTTGTCATGTAGATAATACATCAAGAGTCCAAACAGTTAGTAAAAAAGATAACCCGGGTTATCATTCGCTCCTGACAGAATTTTATAAATTAACTGGGTGCCCTATGTTATTAAATACTAGCCTCAATATTAAAGGCCAACCAATTGTAAATAATGAAAAAGACGCAATAGAATTTCAAAAGCACTACAACATAAGGGTTTTAGTATGAGTTTTGAAATTATTAGAGAATTTGAAAATAGGATCGCTGATTTTTTTGGATCAAAATACGCTATAGCTGTTGATAGTTGTACTCATGGACTTGAGTTATGTTTGCGCTACAAGAAAGAAAAACAAATCATGTCGCCTAAAAGAACATATTTATCTGTACCGATGCTAGCAAATAAATTAAATATTGACTTAGTGTGGAAAGACGAAAATTGGAAAGACTATTACTACATAACCTCTGATATTGTTGACGCTGCTGTATTGTGGGAAAGAAACAGCTATGTTAAAAATACACTCATGTGTATAAGTTTCCAGTTTAAAAAGCATTTAAATTTAGGTAGAGGCGGTGTAATACTAACAGACAATAAAACTCATGCTCAAGAATTAAAAAAAATGTCATATGACGGAAGAGATCCAAATATACCTTGGAGACAACAAAATATAAAAAGTTTTGGTTATCACTACTACATGACACCAGAAACTGCTAAGATAGGTTTGGAAAAAATTGATTCAGCTATCTCCAGTAAACCTAGACAATGGCTTTTGGAAGACTGGCCAGATTTAACAAAAATGGATGTTTTTAAATGATGAATGAAAAAAACTTAGGAGAAATTTTAGAAGTTTATGTTTGGACATCAAACGTCCAGATGGTTTGCATGCCGGCATGGGCTTATTTGTTTAATAAATTCTGGCCATACAATAAAAAAGTAACTGTTATAGGTTATGATTTTCCAGATTTTAAATTACCCGCAAATTTTAAATACGTTTCGCTAGGTACACAAAGAGGCCCTAAATTCTGGTCGGATGATATGATAAGTTATTTCAGTAACGTGTCTGACGATTTATTTTATATGACAACAGAGGATGGATTCTTAGTTGATGACGTTGATAAAGAAATACAGCATAACGCTGCCAGAATAGCACCATCAAAAAGCGATTTTGCAAAGCTTAATTTGACAGCTAATTTAAGACAAAGAGCACACACTACTGTCGAAAGGGCGAAGAGATTTGATTTAATTAAAGCAGACCAAACTGCTGAATATAGAAATAGTTTGCATCACTCTATTTTTGAAAGAGAAAAGTTTTTACATACATTAGTTCCTGGCCAAACTCCTTGGGAGTATGAATTAGACTTTGAGACAGCCTCAAAATACAATCACGGTATATATGGTACAAGTAAAGAATATGCTTTAAAGGTAGGACATGGTTATAAAAAAGGTAGAAAAATACCGAATTGGTATTCTAATCTACATGCAAATGTAAGTAGTGTCAAACAACTAAATAAAAGTGACATTGCTTATATTGAAAAAAATAATTGGGTACCACCCATTTAAAAGGTTGCTTTATGATAAAAGGATTTGACGTTTTTCTAAATGATGATATACATTTAAAAGAAAAATTGACAATAATTGGCAACCACGTTGCTATTGACAAAGGATTCTATTGCACAACTAGTTTAAGTTTAGGAAGCTATATTCATATAGGGCCATATACTGTTGTAATAGGTGGGAAAAATTCAAAGCTAATAATGAAAGATTTTTCTTTTATGTCTGCTGGATGTAAAGTAGTGGCAGGTTCTGACGATTTTAACGAATCAAATTTAATGGGCCCTTTGATACCTGATGATATTAAAAAAATATTAACAACAGAGATAATATTTGAAAAATTTGCAGGATTAGGGGTAAACTGTACTATACTTCCAGGCATAACATTATCTGAAGGTTCAATTGTTTGTGCCAGCTCGACAGTCACAAAAAATACCAAACCTTGGACGATATACGCTGGTAATCCTGCCCGACCTATTGGAAAGAGAGACAAAAACAGAATTCTTTTACAAGAATCTAAAATTAGAAAAAGAGGTAATAATGAAAAAGAGTGATGCCAGAAATATTATTGTTGAATCAATAAGGAGCAACATTGATATAAACAATGATCAAGAAACAATTTTAAAAGAAAACCCAGAAGATTTTGAAATTATAGGGTCACACGACAATATTGACTCACTCGATTTAGTTAGTATTCTTGTTGATGTAGAAGCACAGGTTCATGATAAATACGGTAAAATTATAATGCTTTCAAGCGACAAAGCAATGTCCCAAAATAATAGTCCTTTTAGAAACGTAAAAACTCTCACCTTGTTCCTTATTGAAGAGTTTGAAAATGAAAAATAAATCTGTTGTTGTAACAGGCACATCAAAGGGAATTGGGAAGTACATAACCGAACAGTTGCTTAGTTTAGGATACTTTGTTTATGGGTGTTCTAGATCTAACATCGATATAAATCACAAAAATTATTTTCATTTTCAGATTAATATTACAAGCGAAAGAGAAGTAGTTGAAATGTTTAAATCAATTAGAAATGATAGTAATCCACCGTTGTACGGGATGATAAATAATGCAGGTATAGCATCAATGAATCATTGTATGTTAATGCCGGCACAAACTGTTAAAAATATATTCGAAGTCAATTTTAACGGAACGTTTATTTGTTCCAGAGAGGCATCAAAAATAATGAAAAAGTACAAGGCGGGAAGGATTATAAACTTCTCAACAATTGCTGTGCCCATGTCTCTAGGTGGTGAGTCAGTATATGCTGCGTCAAAGGCAGCAGTTGAGACTTTTAGTAAAAGTTTTGCCAAAGAAGTATCGAGTTTCGGAATCACAGTTAACACTATAGGGCCGAACCCAATTAAAACAGATTTAATTAAAAATGTCAAAAATGAAAAGTTAGAGAATATAATTCAACAACAAACTATAAAAAGATTTGGTACTTTTGAAGACGTAATGAATGTAATAAATTTTTATCTTGATAAAAATAGTTCCATGATAACCGGTCAAAAAATATATCTTGGAGGGCTTTAGTGGATCATTTTGATAATGTTTGGAGTTCTATAAATAGTTGGGACAAAGAAAGTCTAGCCATTGTTTGTGATAATACAAGATATTCTTACAATAATTTAATTAATAAAGTTTATTATTACGTAAATTTTTTAAATCAAGAAGTTAATGATCTGCAAGGAAAAATAGTAGCAATCAAATCAAGTATGAGTTTTGATTCAATATGTTTGTTTTTTGCATTATGTAAATGTAAGTGTATCGTTGTTCCTGTTTCTGAAAATTCTTTTAAAAATATTGAATTTTATTGTGACAAAGCAAACGCTGATTACATTATTGACTTAACAAACAAACATGTTATACTAATTAAAAGGACAGACTTATCAAAAAAACATGAATATCTTAATAAAATAAGAGAAAAAAACAAATCTGGTCTTATCGTATTTTCTTCTGGAAGTTCTGGAAAACCAAAAGGTGCGGTCCACGACATTGACTACATTTTTGAAAAGTTTATAAAACCAAGAAGAAAATTAAAAACGTTATCCTTTTTATTGTTTGATCATTTGGGAGGGATCAATACTTTCATTTACGTCCTCAGTAGCGGTGGGTGTCTCGTAATACCTGAAAACAAAACAGTAAATAAAGTACTCAAAACTGTTGAAGAATTTAAAGTTGAACTTTTACCTACTTCTCCTTCATTTCTAAATCTAATGTTGGCTAGTGAGCTTTATGAAAAATATGATTTAAGTTGTTTGAAGATAATATCATACGGCACAGAGATGATGCATGAAAAAGTATTACAAAAGCTAAACAAAACATTTGAAAATGTAACATTACAACAAACGTATGGGTTGACTGAGATTGGTGTCTTGCGTTCTAAATCGCTAAGCAATGATTCGTTGTGGGTAAAATTAGGTGGAAAAGAGTTTAAAACGAGAGTTGTCGATGGAAAGTTACAAATTAAAGGAAAATCAACGATGTTGGGTTACCTAAATGCAGAAAACCCGTTTACAGAAGATGGTTGGCTTAAAACTGGTGATAACGTCGAAGTCGATGGAGACTACTATAAAATACTAGGAAGGGACACTGACATAATAATTGTAGGGGGACAAAAGGTGTATCCAGCTGAAGTAGAAAACATTATTTTAGACATGAAAGAGGTAAAAGACGTAACAGTTTTCTCAGAGAAAAATTCTTTGATAGGTTCAATAGTTTGCGCAAAAATAGTACCTAAAGATTTAGGTGTTTCTCATAAAAGACTAAGGTCAGATATTAAAAAATATTGCAGCAATAGAATGGAAAAATTTAAAATTCCTGTTAAAATATTATTTGTTGATTCATTAGTTAGCAATAGATATAAAAAAGTTAGGAGTTGAAATTGAAAAACTATTTTACTGATGCAGCTGCTCTCGACATTCCGTGGATAGAGTCACCTTTTTTTAATTCGTTAATAAAACATACAGATCATAGTAGCGAACAAAAATCTTTTATTAAAGATTATGTTGAAAAAGGCTATGTGATTATTGATTTAAATGTTTCCGACGATCAAATTAAGTCTATAAGGCATGATTTAGACTTGTACATTCAGCAAAACAAGAGCAATCGTCAAAAAAACTACGAGTATAATGATGGCCCCAGACCATTTCAACTATGGAAACAAAGCCAAGCAATCAAAGATTTAGCAGTAAACAATCAGATTCTAGAAAAGTTAGAGCTACTTTATGGAAGAAAAGCATTTCCATTCTCAACAATTAATTTTTTGAAAGGATCAGAACAACCAATGCATAGTGATGCAATACACTTCCATACAGTCCCAAATTTGTGGATGGTAGGTGTCTGGGTTGCACTAGAGGACGTAGATGAAAACAATGGAACTTTAAAAGTAATTCCTGGTAGTAACAAGTGGGGAACGTGGGAGTATCCTAGTTTGAATCTGCCTCATCCAGATGATATAACCGACGGTGAGGTTGTTCTCTACAGAGAGTATGAAAATTTTATTAGACACTTAATTGTTGAAAAAAACGTTGAACCTCACGTTCTAAATATTAAAAAAGGACAAGCAGTTATATGGGCTAGCAACACGTTGCACGGTTCAATAAAGATTGTTGACAACAGTAGAACGAGGTACGCACAAGCAATTCACTATTTCTTTGAAGGCTGTGAAAAATATTATCATCCTATGTTCTCTAAAACACGTTTAGGTCTCTATGCTAAAAAATGGTGTGATGAAAATAATAATATATTAAATTATAAAGATGATAACGATTGAGTATAATATTACATTAGCAAAGACAATGAAATGAAAAAGATATACTCAAAAGTAGACAGTGATAAATTAATACACGTAATATTTAGAAAAAGTGATTTTCCTAGCAGTGATAGCGAAACGCACAGAATTGATATTGCAGAAGACCACCAGTATCTCCAGCTTTCAGCCCTAACTATGGAAAAAGGCAAAACATTTAAGCCTCACAAGCATATCTGGAAGACTGGTGAAAAAGAGTGTATTGCGCAAGAATCTTGGGTAGTTATAGCTGGCAAAGTTAAATGTTTTTTTTATGACTTGAATGATAAGTTAATAAGCAATGAGATTTTAAATCCCGGTGATTGTAGTATGACTTTTGAAGGGGGTCACACTTACCTCATTGAAAGCGAGAATACACTGGTTTATGAATTTAAAACTGGGCCTTACAAGGGTCAAAAACTTGATAAAGTGTTTATAGGTGAATAAATTGAAAAAGAAAGCTCTAATAACAGGAATCTCAGGACAGGATGGTAGCTATCTTTCTGAGTACCTTTTGACTTTAGGATACGAAGTACACGGCATTGTAAGACGCCATTCAGTTGCTGAGAATCAAAATCATAGATTAGTAATGAACGGTATTAGTGAAAAAGTAATAACACATTACGGTGACCTGACAGACTACCCATCTTTAGTTAGAATTATGAAAAAAGTTGAACCTGATGAAATATACAATCTCGGTGCAATGAGTCATGTCAGAGTGAGTTTTGATATGCCAGCGTTTACTATAAGGACAAACGCACTAGGTGTTTTAAATATGCTTGAAGTCTACAGGACAATGTGTCCAAATGCAAAATTTTATCAAGCATCTTCTTCAGAGATGTTTGGAAACTCTGTAGACGATGACGGCGTTCAGAGATTAACAACCCCAATGAATCCTGTAAGCCCTTACGGCTGTGCAAAAGTGATGGGTTACAATCTTGTTAGACATTATAGAAAAGCATACAATCTTCATGCATGTAATGGCATTTTATTCAATCATGAATCTCCTAGGCGAGGTACTAATTTTGTCACCAACAAAGTTGTTAAAGGTGCAGTAATGATTAAAAAAGGGATGTCAGACAAAATGGAGTTAGGTAATATGGATTCTTTCCGGGATTGGGGCCACTCTAAAGATTACGTTAAGGCAATGCACATGATTTTAAATCACGATACACCTAGTGAGTTTATTGTTGCAACCGGACAAACACACTCTGTAAGACAACTCTGCGAGATAGTTTTTTCAAAGCTAGATCTAGATTATAAAGATTATGTAGTCCAAAACCCGAAATACATGAGACCTGAAGAGCTTAAGTATTTGAAGGGAGATCCGTCACTTGCCAAAAAGTTGCTTGGGTGGAAACCTGAATATACGTTTGAAACAATGCTAGATGAAATGATTGAAAGCTGGCAATCAAAATTAACAGAGTGAACAAATGAAAAGTCAAGATTTTAAAATTAGTGGAACAACAAACTCTAGTAAATGGCAAACTAGATCTAGTTGGGATAAAAACTTCCAAGAAGAGCTTGAAAATTTCAAAAATCTTTTAATTGAACAAGTCGATAAAGGAGAGTCAAGAACTTACTACAAGTTTAGCGATGGCGAATATTTATTCCACAGTGGCGAATTCATCGGAGGAAGTGTTAAGGCGGGACGACGTGATATATCTAAAGAATTATCGAAAGATGAACTTAAACCCTTTAGAGAAGGAATTCTTAAGAATGACTACAATATGAGTTGGGTTGCACCAAACATGATTAACCTTGATGAAAAGTTCAAAGATATATTTGGTAAACCATTTGATTACCCTGTTGAGTTTGTATACGGATTAATAGCAAACAAATGGTTTTTTGAAACATTTAAAGGTAAAATAGGATTGATTGGCGCCGGTCCTAAATTAGAACTAATCCAAAAACTTTTGGAACACAAAGAATATAGAGACTATTTAAAAATAGACAAGTTTGAGGATTACATATCAGTTCCTCAGAAATACATTTGCAATAATCTAGATGAAGTTGACATGTCGCTAAAGGAACAGTTAGAAAAGTCTAAATCAAAAATATTTTTAGTCGGTATAGGACACGCGCAACAAGCGTTGCTGCATAGAATGAAAAATTACAAAGATGCTGTATTTATTGTCTGCGGTGCAGGTATTTGTGCCATATCGGGTTTGCAAGATAATGACAGGCCGTATTTTGCTGATTGGACAAATTACCATTTAGGTAATTTTGACTATAGAAGTGTTGATATATGGAAACAAAATTTTAAAAAGACAAAACGCTTAGGTTGATTCTAATATGAGAGTTTTTATAAACAGACCTTACGTGGAAGGTCCTTGGGGCGGTGGTAACAGAACCATAAAAACATTAATCAATGTTCTTGAAAAGAGAGGGCACAGTTACTGTTTCGATATCAGGAAAGACTATGACGTTATTTTTTGCCAAGACCCGAGACCAGATGGAAACACCGGTCTTAGATATGAACATTTAATGTCAGTCAGAAAACAGAGAGGCACACCTATTTTCCAGAGAGTGGGTGATGTGTTTTTTCATAGAGGCGAAGATCAAACTGAATATTTAAAAGCAACTCTCGCACACTCAGACAAGGTTAGTTTTATAACAGAGTGGGCAGCAAATTTTTTAGGATTTAGTATAGATAATCAAAGATATAATGTTGACCAGCTAAGACCACCCGAAATATTCTATAATTGCACAGCAGAAAGAACTAGGGATCTAGAAAGTAAAAAAAAGAAAAGATTAATCACACATCATTGGTCAAACAACCCGCTAAAAGGCTTTGACTTCTATCTTGAAATAGATAAAATGTTGAATGACCGACCGGACTTAGAATTCGTGTATGTAGGTAGAACTCCCCAAAATTTCAAACCTAACAATATCAAAATTGTTGATCCTTTGAAGACGCTGGAAATAATAGCACACTTAAGAGCTGCTGATGTTTATGTCACAGCATCAAAGATAGAAACAGGAGGTAATCACGTAGTCGAAGCCATGGCTTGCGGTTTACCCGTCCTATATCATGAAGAAGGCGGAGGTATATGTGAGCTTTGTAAAGAAAACGGAATAAAATACAAAGATATATCTGAATTCCAAGTAAGTCTTAATGACATTCTCAATAAAAGTGTAAATAAATTTGAAGGGACATTAGAAGAAACTTGTAATAAATACGTTGACATGTTAGAATCTATATGTAAATAGAGGACAATTGATGAAGTACGTATTCGATATCGATGGCACCATATGCTCAAATACTGGTGGTAAAAATAATTATGTTGACGCTGAACCTTTTAGCAATCGCATTAAAGAAATCAATAAACTGTATGAAGAAGGAAACACAATACTTTTTCTGACAGCAAGAGGTATGGGTAAAAACGACAATAATGTAATTGAAGCATACAATCAATTTTATGAATTGACAAAAAAGCAGTTGAGTCTTTGGGGCGTTAAGTTTCACAAGCTCTATCTTGGAAAACCCGACGCTGATTTATTTGTAGACGACAAGGGTTGTAGCGATACTGTTTTTTTTAAGGAGCTTGCAAAATGAATAATAATCTACCTACACTAGCAATAACAGTACATTCATCTAAGGGAAGACCAAAAGGTCATAATTATTTAGAAAACTTGCTAAAGTCAGCTTTTAAAAACCACAGATATATTAGAAATATAGTAATAGTTGATAATGAAAGTAATCCCTCTGTTTTAAAAACAGAATACATTAAAGAATTTATTAATGACACCAGGCTCCAAATAGACATTTTTAGAGTCGACAATCAAAGAATTCATGGGTTGGCTGGGGCATGGAATCTTGCAATTAAGAAATCTTTTGATCTGGGCTGTGACTACATAATTAACGCAAATGATGATTTAATAATTGATAAAAGTATAGAAAATTTTGTCTATTGGGCTCAAAGTAAAAAAACTCCGTGGGTTGTTGGTCCTATTACCGATGACAGTGGAACAGGAGACAGACTTAGAAAATTATCAAATACAAGGTATGCTTTAGAAAACAACTTAGACGTAAAGCCACTAAATTATTTCTCAAATACTAATGCTGAGTTATCTGCTAGAGAAATATGGGCCTCATGTAAACAAAATGACACATGGGTTATTGATGCTATTGACATAACATCAAGAAGCCACACCGGTCAACCGTGGTTAAATGGTTTTTGTTTTGCTATAAACAGAAAAGCTAATGAAAGAATATTAAGTTTTTATGATAGTGACCAAAAATATATTTTTCCTATCACCGACAGTGGAAATAATCTAGACTCTGCAGGCATAAAAAAGTCAAAATGGGGAGGCCAAGAACACGCGTTTAAAGGGTGGCGTGAAATATTTGGAATTGATTTAAAAATAATTGGAAATTGGTACGTTCCTCACATAAAAGATGAAAACAACCTTTGGCGAAAAATGCAAAAAAGTGAAAATACCTCCGGTGTCAAGATGATAAACTTTAATTTTGTATTAAATCAAGTCAATCATATCCAATACTATCTACCACTAATCCAAGAAATTAATAAAAGTATGTCTGGAAAGATATCCTGCAATGTTTTTGCTAAAAAATCAAACAAATACAATTGTCCTTTCCTCGAGCGAAATTCAAAGCTTTTACTAAAAGAACATTCAATTTATAAATTTGAGTTATATAAGTTTTCTGATATAAAACTTTTCCCCGGAGTTTGCTTTTGCATCGAAGGCGCTGGTATTGATCAAAAAATAGAAAACCAAATTACTTTTGCGTTCACAAACAAAATAGATTTTTTATTCAATACCTCATCGAGCTTTAGCCCTAGTGCAATTGGGAAAAAAGACTTTAGGGAGAAAGTAGACTACGTGTTTTTCCCATCAAAGTTTTTTGCTGATTATTATAACAGGCTTTGGGAAAATAACTTGTATATGGGGACGAGCAGGTATCAAAGCAACGAAAAACTACTAAACAGAGAAACAATCTTAAACAAGTACGGTTTAGCAGACAAAAAATACGCGACAATTGTTTACCCTAAAAAAAGAGATCTAATTAATACGGGTTTTGAAATAGAGGAAGTTTATGAAACTTTATGGGAACAAGGTTATTCTGTGTTAGTAAAGAATAGACAAAAAAATGGTTTGTATTCTTTATCTCATAAGGGCGATCGATATTTTGAAGATCATACAAACAGCATATCACTTTATCCACACACGACTGATGAATTAACTGTCATATCTGATTTTATTATTAACTTTGGTTCGACGACTATTGAAGAAGCAATTTTTCTTAAAACACCTGTTATAAATTATGAAATAAAAGAACTAGCAGACATTTCAAGTAACTGGAGTAAACTTTCTCACTTGCAGTTTAACAATACACACGGTCTTCTTGATAATGTCGATTCATCAAAGCAAGTTTTCGACTTTTTATATGATTTTGATTTTGTTAAAAATTTAGGAAAAAGTTTTGATAACCAAAGGTTAATAGACGCGATATCTGAAATTAAAAGTAAGGATTTTTCTAGAGACTTTAATGAATGCATTGAAAAGTACTACTTTGATAGCAATAAAGTGTCAGAAAATATTATAAATTTTTGTTTAGGAAAAATATGAAGATAACAGCTATAATACCCGCAAGAGGTGGATCAAAGAGGTTACTAAGAAAGAATATAGCTAAAATATGGGGGATCCCGATGTTATGCTGGTCAATAAAAGCTTGTAAAACATCTAAGTATGATATTGAAGTGTGGGTAAGTACAGAAGACGATGAAATAAAAAATATCGCAAAAAGCAGTGGCGCAAATATTCACAAAAGAAGTCCAGCACTTTCAGGAGATAAAGTTTTTAAACAAGAAGTGATAAGATCAGCAGCTAGGTTTATAGATGATAGCACAGAAAAATCTGACATATACTTATCAGTGCAGGCAAATTCACCCCAAATTAGTAGTAAAGTTATTGATAGCGTCATAGATAAACTTATAGAAACCGGTTGTTCTGAAGTTTTCACAGTTGATAGAGACTTAATACAAAATGCCGCGATTAGAGCTTTTAAAGGTGACTATGTTTATCAAAAAGACCTTAGTACATATTGTGCTGTTGTCGCTTGTGACGTCGAAGATGTACATACTCAAGAAGACTTAGACCGGGTAGAAAAAAATGGAAGATAGTTTAAAGCTTAACTATGAAAAAGTCTTTCATGAGTTAAAAGATAGACTTTTTCCCATATGCAGAAGCTTAACAGGTGAAGGGAACAGAGAAACTTTGAAAATCATTCAAGGGTTTTTAAGAGAAATGAATGTTTTTGAAACCCCTAGTAATCAAAAAGTATTTGATTGGGTAATTCCTAAAGAGTGGAAAGTAAACAAAGCCTATATAAAAAACGCCAAAGGTGAAACAATTATTGATTTTGACAACAATAATCTTCATGTAATGGGTTATAGTACTCCTATAAATAAGGTGATGAGTTTTAAAGAACTAGATGAAAGGCTTTACTATGTAGAAAGCAAATCAGGGGATGTGATACCTTATAAAACATCGTATTACAATGAAAACTGGGGATTTTGCATTTCTAAAAATCAGTATGATAAAATTAAGAATGAAAGCGAAGAAAGCAAATTTCACGTCTGCATAGACACAGAATTGAATTTAGGAAGCTTAACTTATGGAGAATTGGTAATTGAAGGGAAGAAAAAAGATGAAATACTGGTGTCAACTTACATATGTCACCCATCAATGTACAACGATAATTTGTCTGGAATAATTTTAAATGTGTTACTGGCAATACACCTTTCAAATAAAAAAAATAACTACACATATAGATTCTTATTTTGCCCTGAAACGATAGGGACAATTAATTGGCTTTTTCAAAATAAGAACAATCTTAAAAATATTAATTGCGCGTTCGTCTCAACATGTTGCGGGGTAGGTGATAACGTAACTTTTAAAAAGTCAAAGAAGAAAAAGAGTCTAGTTAATGAAGCAATGTGTAAAGCACTCCAAGACACACTTGATAACTTTAGGGTAGTTGAATTTTCACCAATAGGGAGCGATGAAAGACAATTTTCTTCACTAGGTATTGACATAGATACTGGATCATTAATGAGGTCACCTTACTATGAATTTGAAGAGTATCATACTTCTGCTGATGATCTTAGTAATGCTAAATTCGAAAACATCTGGGAAGTGTTTCAATCGTATGTGGAGTGTTTTTTTATAATTGAGAATAACTTGAAGTTAGTTAATTTAAAAAACCAGTGCGAACCCATGCTTGGAAAGCACGGTTTGTATAGAACGATTGGTGGGAAAGTAAACAACAGAAATAGAGAAGACGCACTTCGTTGGGTTCTTGCTTACGCAGATGGAGACAAAACTTTATTAGAAATTGCTGTTCTTTCCAAGATACCTTTTAGACAGATATACGATGCATCGATTGAATTAATTAATGTAAATATACTTAATTTTGCTTAAAATTTAATATAAAGAAAGGAGGTAAAATTGAAAATAGTTGTTGATTTATTTAACCAACACTCGGGTGACATGAACGAGTTAAAGCGACTTGCGCTAAGTGCTTTTATAAATGGTGCTGATGTTGCAAAGATCCAAATACTAAATAGTCAAAGAATTTGGGGTGATGATTCAAGAAAGTATCTTGAAATGACATACGAACAAGTAAAAGACTTTTATAATTTCTGCAAAACACACTCAATTGAGTTTTCTGCAACTGTCTTTGATGAAGAAAAGTTAGAGTGGCTTGATGATTTTGAAGTGGATTGGTATAAGATTGCTAGTGTAACAGCAAAAAAAGATGTTAGGCTAGTTGAAAAAATACTTGCAAAAAACAAACCTACAATAATCTCACTTGGTATGTATGATAAAGGAGAGTTTCCATTTGGTTTTAATGACAATATAAACTATTTGTATTGCGTTTCTGAGTATCCAACATACCTTAATAACCAAAAAATAAAAGACATGCCTAATGAGTTTTCGAAAGCAACAGGCTTTCACGGTTATAGTGATCACTCTGTAGGCACAGCTCCAGCACTACAAGCTTATTTGCGTGGTGCTAAATTTTTAGAAAAACACTTCACTTTCAATAACTTTAATCAAAGATCATGTGAAAAAGCTCACTTAGGATCGTTCACGCCTGATTCTCTAAAGAGTTTCACAAATCTTCTAAAAGAGTTTGAGGCTATGAAAAGTTGAAAACTGTTTTTATTCTAAATCATGTAAGGGATACCCAGTTATGTCTTAACATCCTTGAGGTGTTAAACTATGAAATTGATGTTGTGATCACTTCTTTCATTGCGAGATCTGAGTATCCTATAACCGGTCATAAAATTTTTGAGCCTTGTATGACTGAGAAAGATATTGTAGATTTCGTAAATGTCATAAATTCTTTAAAATTAAAAAAAGTATCTTTGCATCTTTGTAAAGACACCCCAAGTTTTTTAAATTTGATGAAAAATTACGACAGAGCAATTTCAAGAGGAAGGGCATTCATAATATTTAAACCTTTTGTAAAGAAGGCAATTGCACTTTCAATGAACAGAACATATCTTGATCGATTAATAGACGTTTTGCCAGTGTGGAAAGGTAACCTAGATATTGTTTTGAGCTCCAAGGCGTGGATCGATAAAGAGATTTGCAAAGGACATCTGTCAATCACATCCGACAGATACAGTATTATCAAAAATAAGTCTGAAAATTTTAAGTTTTTTGATTTTTCACATATGAATAAACAAAAACTTGATTCTATTGGGTTGACAGAAATAAAAAAAGAGTTAGAGATTCCTCTCGATGTTAAAATAGCAGTCATATCTCCTAGAAATGAAATTTGCGAACCACTTTCTCTTTACAAAGGTCATGACAATCTGTTTGTTAAAAACACCATCGATCAGGTAGTTCAGTTAAAAAAAGAGGGTTACTATATTGTCTCTAGGTCAAGAATGGATCCGAAGACAAAAAGAATATTTAGTCAAAAAGGAAGAAATTCTCTGAGTGTTGACTTGATTAATGCTTTGCATGAAAGAAATCTAGTCGACAAAGTCGTTGATGATAACTTGGGACATCCAGCAAAGGTTTGGAAGGTGATATACTGTGCAGATGTTGTCATGGTCTCTGATAACACTAGTCTTTGCAACGTGGAAAGTGTTGCATTAGAAAAACCGGTAATTATGCCATACAATGAAACGATTAAAAAGAACATAGAAAATCTAAACCCACCGATTAGAGAAATGTTTAAATATGAGATACTATTTAAAAGTTTGCAGGACGTTGATACCGAAAATTTTAATTCTTGTATAATTGAATTTAAAAATATCTGGTTCAAGAAATACACAGATCAGTTGTCCTAAAACAATTTATTTTTAAATTAGAAGAAGTATAATTCAGTACAATATGAGGATATAATGATACACAGTAGAGCGCACGCAAAGAAAAATTTAAAAAATTTAATGAAAAGTCTCTATGATAGTAACGAGTATTATGTGAGCATTGAATACGGTGAAAGAACTCTTTTTGAAGAAGCTTACCGAAAGTCATACGATCCTGATGGAATGTTCAGAGACCTAAGTAATCAATTTGAAATTGACAGAGTTTACGAGGAAAATTTAGACGTATTTGATTACATATCAACAGTAGATCAAAATTTAAAAAGTAAAAAGCGAATCTTAGATGTGGGTTGCGGTTGTGGACCTTTTCTTTATCACATACCTAAAAATTGGGAAAAGTTTGGAATAGAAATATCAGAACATGCTTCTGTCATTGCCAAAAAAAATGTACCTGATGCAACAATAATAAACTGTGATTTTGAAAAAAGCTCGTATGAGGATGAATGTTTTGATATTATTTTATGTCATCAAGTTCTGGAGCATATCAGACAACCTGAAATATTTCTTAAAGAGTTTAATAGAATACTTAAGCCAGGAGGATCAATTATATTGTGTGTTCCTAATTTTGATTCTGGCTGTGCGAGATTGTTTGGCGAAAACTATCGTTTTTTTCATGACGATACACACATAACACTCTTTTCTAATGATTCACTTACAAGGATGATCAGAGATGAAGGGTTTAATGTTATCAATATTGAATATCCTTACTTTGAGTCAGAAAAATATTTCAATATTGAAAATTTAAAAAGAATGAAAGACACTTCTTTAGTATCTCCTCCATTTTACGGCAACCTCATGACTGTTTACGCAATCAAACCTGACAAAGAGTCTATATGAGAATAGTATCGTTAATACCTGCAAGAGCAGGGAGTAAGTCTATAAAAGACAAGAATGTAAAGAAAATTAACGGAAAACCTTTAATATATTATTCAATATCTGAAAGTAAAAAATGCACAATGATTCAAGACACATACCTGAGTTCTGACAGTGAATTATATTTAAAAATTGGCCGTAGTTATGGCGCAAAGTCTATAAAACGTCCTAAAGATATCTCACAAGACATGTCACCCACAGAAGAATGCGTAAAGCATTTCCTAGAAAAGGTTGATTGTGATATTGTTGTATTAATACAGGCAACATCGCCGATGATACGTTCTGAGTATTTAGAAAAAGCAATAAATAAAATGATAAACGAAAATCTAGATTCAGTTGTTTCTGTACACAAAGATCATGGTTTCTGGTGGGAAAACAATATTCCAAAATACGACCCCAAAAACAGGCCTATGAGACAACAACAAGAAAGCCTTTATAAAGAATCAGGTATGTTTTACATTTTTAAATCAGAACAATTTTTAAAAAATAATTGTAGAATATTTGGTAACACTGGTATATTTGTAATACCAGCTTTAAATGCAATAGAGATTGATGATGACCACGACTTTTTTCTCGTGTCGACTATAATGGAAAGAAAAAATGACAAATAAAACAAAAATAATAGCTGAGATTGGTATTAATCATAACGGTGATGTTAATCTAGCAAAAAATCTTATAGACGCAGCAATCGTTGCAGGATGTGATTATGCAAAATTCCAAAAGAGGACACCTGATATTTGTGTACCAGATCATCAAAAAGATATTATGCGACAGACACCGTGGGGTAAAATAAAATATATAGAGTATAAGAAAAAGATTGAGTTTGAAAAGGATGAGTATGACGAGCTTTTTAGTTATGTTAAAGATAAGCCGATAGAAATATTTGCTTCTGTATGGGATGAACCTTCTGTTGATTTTATGTCAAATTATACTAATATAATGAAGATAGGCTCAGCAAGCATAACAGATGCAAATCTTTGCAAATATGCGCGGACCAAGTCGAAAGTTTTACTATTATCAACTGGAATGAGCAATGAAATAGAAGTTTGTGAAGCTATTGAAAATTGTAAACCTGATGTAGTAATGCACACAAATTCCACATACCCATCTCCTGTTAGCGAGCTCAACCTCAACTATATTAAATGGTTAAAAGAGAAGTGGCCAGAGTTAGAAATAGGTTACAGTGGTCATGAGTATGGTTTAGTGACAACATTCGCAGCAGTGGCTCTTGGATGCACTTGGATAGAAAGACACATGACACTGGATAGAACAATGTGGGGGTCAGACCAGTTAGCATCTGTCGAAACACACGGATTCATGAAGTTAACAAAGGGAATACGAGACATAGAATTGGCAATGGGTCTCGGCGGCCCAAGAGTTTTATTGGAAAAAGAAAAAGCTAAGAGAAAGAGCTTAAGAAAATAAGGATTGATTAAATGGTATCTATAATTGTAACAAACTATAACTATGAAAAATTCCTCAACAGGTGTTTGCGTAGTTGTGTAAGTCAAAAAAATACAAACTTTGAAGTCATTATTATTGATGACTGTAGTCCAGTTTGTCCCAAACCATCAATTGAAAATTTTTTAGATGGTGAAAAAGTAAGATTTTACAAGACAGAAAAAAATTCAGGTGTTGCTGCAGCTTCAAACTTAGGATTGAAAATGTCAAGAGGTCAATACGTGATTAGAGTCGACGCAGACGATTTTGTAAATGACCAAATGTGTTTTTTTATGTCAACGTATTTAGATTATAATCATGATGCATTTTGTGTCTCTTGTGACTATTACATTGTTAACAATCATGAAGATATTTTAGAAAGAAAATATGCAAAAAAAGAAAATATTTCTTGTGGCATAATGTATCGCCGCGATCTTCTGTTAGAATTAGGAGGTTATAATGATAAAATGCGTCACAGAGAAGAAGAAGAGCTCAGAAAAAGACTGGGTGATTTTTATAACATACATCACTTAGATATTCCTTTTTACCGCTACAGAATGCATAACGACAACAAGACAAAGACAAAAGAGTATAGACAATGCAAAGTCTAGGAGAGAAAATGAAAATAGGGGTTGTAGGAAACGGTTTTGTAGGTTCAGCAATTATGCATGGATTTATTTTACATGTTGATGATATTATGGTCTATGACAAAGATATAAAGAGATCAACACATTCAATGAAAGATTTAGCAAACAATTCAGATATAATATTTGTCTGTGTACCAACACCAATGTTTGAGTCTGGTGAATGTGATCTGTCAATTGTTAAGACAGTTGTAGAAGAGTTAGCACAGTATGAATGCATAAAACAGAAAGTAATCGTTATTAAGTCAACTGTAGTTCCAGGAACTACTGAAAATTTAGCAGCCAACTTTCCAGAACTAAATTTTGTCTTTAATCCTGAGTTCTTGACAGAAAGAAAAGCGAGGTTAGACTTTATTAATACTTCTAGAATTGTATTGGGAAGTAACAACCCGTTGGCAAACAACATCGTTGAAAAACTATATCGATTGAGATTCCCATATACAAAAATAATTAAGACAGACTTTGGAACAGCACAGCTAATAAAGTATATGGCAAATTGCTTCTTTGCTACTAAGGTGTCCTTTATGAATGAGATGCACCAAGTTTGTGAAGCAATTAACGGTGACTGGGAAAAAGCACTAGAGGGTTTTATAACAGATGGCAGAATTGGCAATTCACATATCGACGTCCCGGGACACGATGGAGACTTTGGTTTTGGGGGAAAATGTTTTCCTAAAGATTTAAATGCAATGATTAAAAAAGCTGAGGCGTTAGGCATTAAACCTGATGTCATGAAAGGCGCGTGGGAAAAAAATAAAGAAGTAAGAAAAGATTTAGACTGGTATGATATCCCCGGGGCGGTAAGTAAAAAATGACAATTAATTGTTTAGTCACTGGCGGATGTGGTTTTATAGGTTCTCATATTGTTGATCGATTAATCGATTTGGGTTGTTCAGTTAAGGTGATTGATGACCTGTCAGCAAACGAAAATGAAGAATTTTATTATAACGAAAAAGCACGTTATTACAAGTACGACATATCAAAAGATGATTGCAGTCCACTATTTGCAGGAGTAAATGGTTTACCAATCGATTATGTTTTTCATTTAGCAGCAAGAAGTAGAATCCAACCAACGATTGGATCCCCAAGTGAATGTTTTGAAGTAAACGTAACAGGTACACAGAGGGTCCTAGAATGGTCCAGATGGAACAATGTAAAAAGAGTAATATATTCAGGTACCTCTTCCCTTTACGGTCACCAGAATCCAATACCATTTGCGCCTAATATGCCTGCTGACTGCCTAAATCCATACTCAATGTCAAAATGGATGGGTGAACAGGTATGTAAACTCTACAATCAGCTTTATGGGTTAGAAACTGTAGTCCTAAGGTACTTCAATGTCTATGGGCCAAGAGAACCATTGAAAGGTTCATACGCTCCAGTTGTAGGTTTGTTTAAAAGACAAAAATCAGCCGGTGAGCCAATGACTATAGTCTCACCAGGCACACAAAGAAGAGATTTTACTTATATTAATGATGTTGTCGATGCCAATATTGACGCTATGAAAGCAGTTTTTGAAGAAAAAGTTTTTAAAGTCTATAATGTTGGTACTGGAAAAAATTATTCAATGTTAGAGTTAGCCCAAATGATATCTAAAAACCCAACTATTAAGATGATTGATAAAAGACCGGCAGAAGTTTTTGAGACACTTGCAGATATCAAAGACACAATTAAAGATTTGGGTTGGTCACCCAAACACACTCTAGAAGATAAAATCAACAGTTATTAGATATGGATATATTAGTAATAGGCGCGGGTATTTTTGGTTGCACAATTGCATCGAAACTAGCCCAATTTAATCACAAGATTGTTTTAATCGACAAAGAAAATGATTTAATGCAAAAAGCTAGCAAGGTTAATCACAATCGCATCCACTTTGGATATCATTACCCAAGAAGTATTGAAACTGCAAAACAGTGCATAGACAGCCTTCCTGGTTTTTTGTTAGAATACGGAGAAAGTGTTATTTCAGATTTTCCAAACTACTATGCAATTGCTAATACCAATAGTTACATCAGATCAGATCAGTTTTTAAGCTTTTGTGACAACTTAAGAATAAATTGTCGTGCTGAGTACCCATCTGAAAAGTTTTTAAATAAAAGCTTAATTGATAGTTGTTTTAGAGTAAGAGAACCAATCTTTAGTTACGATTGTTTAAAAGATGTAGTAAATAAAAAGATATCTAAGAAAAGTAATATTATTAAAAAATTTGGAACGACAATTATTTCTGTGAATAGAAAGTCTGATAGGTTCTTAGTAGAGTTTAAGCAAGGTGCAGATAAATTCCAGAAATACTTTCACAAAGTAATAAATGCAAGCTATTCAGGTTTAAACGTTATTAACAACATGTTTCAAGAACTACCTATTGATCTTAGATTTGAGTCCACAATAGTACCTGTTTTTGAATATAATTCAGAAAAAGTAGGTGTAACTATCATGGACGGCCCATTTTGCACAATAATGCCATACGGTCACCATAAAAACAAGTTCTTATTGTGGAGCGTAGATCAGTCAGTTTTAGAAAATGCAAAAAACATCAATAACCTTAACTTAGAAACAGAAAACTACGATATATCTAAAATTTATAAAATATCAGAAAATTATTTACCTTTCTTAAAGCATGCAAAACATATAGAAACACTACATACTGTAAAGACAGTCGTAGAAAACAAGTATGATGCAAGAAAGTCAGAAATATTTCTTGGTAAGGATGGTAATTTTATTGCAGTGCTTTCTGGAAAAATTATGTGCTGTGTAAAGATCGCGCATGAAATATGTGAAATTATTGAAGGTCGTCATAGGAGAGACATTTTATGAAAAATATAATAGTTTTTGGAGCATCCGGTTTCTTAGGTTCAAGTTTTATAACGAAAAAAAGCGAAAAGTACAATTTTATAGAATATTCAGGTAGAAAAGACTTAGATTTTACAAAACCTGAACATGTAGAAAGTTTTAGAATACCTCACATGCAAATAGACGGCGTTCTATTTATGCAAGGAATCAGCCCAAGCGTTGGGTTTGAAGATATAGAACCACAACATTTTAATAAAATGTTCAATATAGACGTTGTGTCACCTTTCCTAATTTTAAGAAAATTAAGAAGAAACAAAAAACTCCGAAGCAATTGCTGTATAGTATTTATATCATCAATTGCTGCTAAGAAAGGTAGTTACGACCCTGCGTACGCTTGTGCTAAATCAAGCATACAAGCCTTAACAACCATTTTAAAAAACAATATATTAAAAGTAAGGATAAACACTGTTTTGTTGGGCCTGGTTGAAGATTCACCAGTTCATAAGGGAATGACTGTTGATTTTATTGACAAACATAAAAAAAGAATGAATGGCAAACTAGTCAAGATTGACGATGTTGTAAATATTATAGACAACATTATTGAAAATGAAAGTATTGATAACACAGAATTTAAAGTAGACTGCGGTTACAAATTATGTTAAAAGAGGAAGGAAAATGTTTAAAAGAATTATAAGTTTTTTATTGGGTGATAAAAAAGAAAAACTAAAAAAGCAGATTGATAGCAAGTATAAACAAGCAATCGAATACCAAAGAAACGGAAACATCCGAAAATACTCAGAGTTAATGAGTGAGATCTCATTACTAGAAGATGAGTATAACGAAGAAAAAATTGATTAATTGTAAAAAACACTCACACTGCGTAGTATTAATATGAATTTTATAACAATGGTGCAAATATGAGTACACAACAATTTCCAACTGGAAAACCACACATATCTTTCTCTGAAGTAAAGCAGTGGAAAGAATGTCCATATCGACATAAACTTGTGTACATCGACAAGATTGACACATTTGAGCCGTCACCCTATCTTCATTTTGGAACAGCTGTTCACGAAGGTTGTGAAACACTTCTAGAGACACGACAAATTGACCGCGATAAAATAATAGGGGTCATGAAAGAAGAGTGGAAGAATGCTGGATACGAGAACCCAGAGTGGTACTCTAAGCAACCCGGGTGGTACAAACACGAACCTGTAGATGTTTGGGAGACTTGGGCTAACAATATGTGGAATGAAGTACTTGACTTTTTAGATAAAGAACTTCCTGGGTGGGAATGTTTTGAGGCTGAGGAACAACTTTACGAAGTAATTGATGACATAAAAGTCCCGCTGAGTTTTAAAGGCTTTATCGATGGTGTACTTAAGGTACCTAAGAAGCGAGGTGAGGGACATGTCTATTGGATTATTGACTGGAAAACTGCAGGGGCTTGGGGTTGGCGAAGAGATAAAAAACAAGACTTAGGTATGACGGCACAATTGATTCTGTACAAACACTTTTGGGCTAAAAAGCATAATATCGATCTAAAAGATATACGATGCGGCTTTGTTTTGCTAAAACGAGGTGGAAAACCAGGTAAAGTGTGCGAGCTAGTAACAGTTTCTGTAGGGCCGAAAACTTATGCTAAGGGTGTAAAGCTTATGAGAAACATGATTAGCTCTGTGGCGAAAGGAATATTTTTAAAAAATAGAAATAGTTGTAAGTATTGTCAATTTTATCAGACAGAACACTGTACATAATTTTGTTTACTTTTTGTCTTTAATGTATAAAATTATAAACAATAATAAGACAGTTTGTCTAAGATATTGTACATTACAAAGGTGAGTAAATGACAGAAGACGGAAAATTTAAAGTTTTGGTACTTTCTGACCACGCACTATCAACAAGTGGGGTCGGAACACAAACAAGACATCTAATTGAAGGATTGTTGAAGAAAGGATGTTGGTCTTTCAGACAATTTGGTGCTGCACTCAAACACCAAGACTATCGAACAGTAGTTGTTAATGACGATTTTGTGATAAAACCAATTGATGGTTTTGGAAGTCCGGACATACTAAGAGTTACACTGGCAACAGAAAAACCAGACTTACTCTTTATATTCACAGATCCTAGATTTTTTGTTTGGCTTTTTGATATGGAGGATGAAATTCACCAAGTTTGTCCCATTGTTTGGTGGCATGTTTGGGATAATTACCCGTATCCAGATTTTAATGATTCTTTTTATCGTGCAACAGACGCAATTAACTGTCATAGTCATATGACATATACAATGTTAAATGAAAAATTTCCGGAAAAAACTAGCTTTATTCCTCACGCCTTACCTGACAACTTATTTTATTCTATGAATCCAAAAGAAAGAAGACAACATAAAATTAATTTATTAGGGAAGGATCGTGAAGATCATTTTGTTGGTATTTGGGTTAACAGAAATGCTAAAAGAAAAAGACCTTCTGATCTATTAGAATCTTGGTCTTTGTTTTTAGACAATTTAGAAGAAAAACACGGACATCGAAAAGCAACATTAATAATGCACACAGAACCAACAGACAGTGAAGGTCCAGACTTGTTTCGAGTGGTCGAAATGCTAGGGATACAGGATAATGTTTTCTTTTCTAGAGATAGAATAGAATTTGAAAAAATGAACGTATTATACAACATAACTAACTTTTGCATCAATACTTCATATGCTGAAGGCTTTGGTTTAGCCACGCTAGAGTCAATGATGACTGGTACACCTATTATTGCTCCGAAAACAGGTGGGTTAACAAGGCAAGTTGTTGATCACCGAGATGGATCAGAAAATGGTGTAGCACTTGATATAGACTTTAAAACGCTGGTTGGGAGTCAAACTGTTCCTTACATATACGAAGATTATGTAAGTAATCAAAACTTTGCAGATGCAATAATGAAGTTGTATAAAATACCTGATCAAAAAAGAAAAGAACTTTCTAGGAAAGTTAAAGAGTACGCTGATAGTGAGTTTAGTCACCAGAAAACGACAAATGCATGGCACCATTCTATGCTAGACACCATTAAAAAATTTAAAAATAGAGAAAACTGGAATATTGAGGAAATATAATGCAAAGAAAAAAAGTACTTTTGAGAGCACCGCTTTTAACAAACAGTGGTTATGGTATTCATTCAAGGCAGATTTTTGATTGGCTTTACAGAAGAGAAGACATAGAGCTCATTGTAGAATGTCTACAGTGGGGTAGAACTTCGTGGTTACTTAATGAATCGTCTGAGAACGGCATTGTTGGGGAAATAATGTCATGTTCAAAACCCTTTGAGAAAAATGAAATTGATATATCTTTCCAAGTTCAGCTCCCAGACGAATGGGATGAGACCTTAGGAAAAATTAACATAGGTGTGACAGCACTAGTTGAAACAGACAGGTGTTCACGAGCTTGGGTGGAAAAATGCAATAAAATGAGCAGAATTATAGTACCCTCAACATTTACAAAGAACGTTTTGAGGCGTTCTGGTCCGATTACTGTACCCGTAGAAGTTATACCTGAGTGGTACAATACTAGCTTGTTAAGTAAGAGCAAGATATCAAAAACTTTAAATGATAAGAGGTTTGATCAAATCGACAGTAAATTTAATATTTTAATGATTGGTACATTAACCAGTCAAATACCTCAGGACGATAGAAAAAATTTGGTAAATACGATTAAGTGGGTATCGAAAGAGTTTGCAGGTAACGAAGAGGTTTGTGTGATTCTTAAAACAAACTTTGGAAAAGGAACAACAAGCGATAAGAAACTTTGTAAAGATTATTTAAGAAGTTTAAAGACTGAATTAAAACTACCAGAGTTTCCAAGAATTAAACTTTTGCACGGCAACATGACACCGCTTGAAATTGCTTCTTTATTTAATCATCCTAAGATTAAAATGTATGTAACAGCAACACGAGGTGAGGGTTATGGCCTGCCTATTATTGAAGCTGCAGCCTCAGGAACGCCTGTTGTAGCAACTAACTGGTCTGGTCACTTACAATTTCTAGATAAGGAAAAATTTGGATGTGTTGACTATAAACTCGTTGAGATTAGCGATTCCCGTGTAGATGATAGAATTTTTGAGAAAGGTTTTAAATGGGCTGAAGCTAATGAAACTAGTTTTAGAGAAGAAATTAGAAAAGTCTATGATGATTATGGGCTAGCAAAAAATAAGGCTAGAGAAATGATGAAAAATGTACGTTCAAATTTCAATGATAAGGCAATTAAAAAACAGTATGATGAATTAATTGTGAAGGTCACTGAAAAATGACTTTAGATTTAATACTTATTGGATTGTGTTGTTTTCTATTATTTCTGTCGATCTTTCTTGGACGAAAACTTTATCAATTTTCTATTATTTTAATAGATGTCGAAGATGCTGTAGAAGAGTCGCTCGATATTTTAAATGAAAAGTACGGTAAAATGAACGAAGTGTTAGAAAAACCAGTTTTTTTTGACTCTATGGAAATTCGACAAGTTATATCTGACATTAGAGAATGTCATAGAGCAATACTCATAATAGCTAATAAGCTGACAAGAAAAATAGGGACACAAGGTGGCGAGACTCAAAAAGAAAACCGTTAAAAGAAAAAGCAAAACTAAAAAGTTGTATTTTGGAAAAGAAGCGCATGCAGCAATTGTAGAATACCAATCTTCAACATGTAGGCGTAAAAGACACAAAATATATGAAACAAAGATACGACAGTCATTTAACAAACTGGTAGAAAATTTAATTTTTATTCATGGGTTTGCCCGTGACCCACTAACATTCCAAACATTAAAGTTAGACTGTGTAACTTTTTTATATGAAACATTAGAAAAGTTTGATCCGGAAAGAGGCTCTAAAGCTTTTTCATATTTCAATGTCTGTGCTAAAAACTTTTTAATAATCCAAACAAACAAAAATAATAAACGAGGTCGAAGAAATGTAAGCTTTGACGATTATACTAACCTAAGCTCTTCTGACAGGAGAAGTATAGAATTTTACAGTTACGTTCCTTCACCTGAATCAACAATGATTCAAGAAGAAGATAAAGCGCGAATGTTTGAAGTTTTAAATATTATTGAGTCAAAGATTAAAAATGAAAATGAAAAGCTTTGTGTAAAAGCAGTCGCAAAGCTCTTTAAAGATATTGACAGTTTAGAACTTCTAAACAAACGTGCAATTTTTGTTTATCTGAGAGAAATTTCAGGTTTAAATCCAAAACAGCTTTCTGTTGCTATGTCAAGTGTAAGAAAACATTTTAGAGAAATTGTTAAAAATAACGAAGAATACCAGTCAATGTTTAGGATCGGGTTATGAAGAACAAAGAGGATAAAATTAAGGAGTTTTCCGATTTACTTGATGGTTTGCAAAACACAGAAGATAAAAAAAAGATGTTATGGAAAGAATCATACCAGAATGCAATTGAAGATAGAGAAAGTGCTGCGATTCTTTTAAACGATTTGTTAGTTATGATACCAGGCAACTCAGGAAACCATTCAACACATGGTTCATTAGCAACAAAATACTTAGAGCGGATGTCTAAAAGTAATGACCAGATAATTAAACTTGCAGAATTAATAGCAAAAGAACAAGAGCGACAAGACACAGTTTCACCTGACGACATATTTAAAAGTATAGGAGAATAGTATGTCAAAAGGTAAAGATTACCGTTTTTTTAAGTCAATTCTAAGTGCAGTTGCAGGTGATGGTTTACTCCAGGGTCAAGACGACGAGCTAGAAAGAGGTATAAATTATAATTTTTTGACAGGCATTGTTAACGATGTTATAACCAACCCTTATGAATATTTAAGGACACCAGTTGCAGCAGATCCTTCTGTCACAGTTGGGGAAATGTTATCTGGTCGTAAAAAAGTTAAAGATATTAAAGCTGGGTTATCTAATAAGGACTTAGTTGATTCAGCGCCGATGAATTCAATAATAGCACAAATTATTGATCCGGGTCGCGCAAGTACAGATGGTGTGCTTCCTGTCCTGTGTTATCCTTTTTTCCCGCCTCATTTATCTTTACCTTTGAATCCTGGAGAATACGTCTGGATAATTGAGTGCGACGTAAAGGGATCGAAGATGTATTATTGGATGTGTAGGCAGGTGGGTCCAATTCATGTTGATGATTTAAATTACACTAGCATGGAGCGCTTGACACAAACAGTTGAAATCGTTGACTCATTTAACAAAAATGCAGGATCAAAAAAGCCCAGTACAGACTTATTAGACGCAGCTGTTTCACTTGACGGTAGTACAGATAAGTCAAACTCAAACAGTGGTTTTAGTAAAATTTTTGCAAATTCAAATGCATACCGGAGTGAGTTTACTGGCGAGCCAGTCCCTAGATTAGCAAAGGATTGTTCAGATTTGCTTTTACAAGGGTCTAATAATACAGGAATTCATTTAACAACTGAAAAATTTTCTAAACCTGAAGACACTGACTTAAAAAATACTAAACATACTGGAAAATCTAATGAAAAAGATGCACTGCCGACTCGAAAACCAGACTCCTCAGCAATTGATATTTTTGTAAAAAGAAAAAAGAATTCACTGGATCAACTAGTTGAGTTAATAGATGATTCTGAAAAGTTTGATGGAATAAACACAGTTAAGAACGTCTGCAGTAACGATGTCTATACTTACATTGAAAACGATAAACTGGCATCATTAAGATATCAGGATGACAGCGTTTATGATAAAGAGTTAAATGATGATGGTAGTGATGCACTCAACGTCGGTGCAAGACTTTATCTCTCACATAAATGTGATATTGACAATACTTTTTTAATTAATTTTGATGTGTTAGGAGAACACACAAAAATGGGCCCATCAATAATTACTTTCGCTCAGCACAATAGAGTTGTAGGTGAGCAAGATGTAAGATTGGTTTCTAGATCCGGTCAATCCTTTGTTGACCTCGATGAAAAAGGTAACATCATAATCAAAACAAAAAGTCAAAAAGTAATATTAAAAGAGGATGGTAATGTCGTTATAAATGCGTCAGGAAAGATATTCTTGCAAGAAAACGCACCCCAATCATTTGTGCGAGCTGAGGATTTAGCAACAGAGTTAACAAAACTTAAAACAGCACTATCTACTATGGCAAATGCCCTTACATCAGGTGGTTTTTGTCCCTTCCCAGCAGGTCCAAATGCTGTACTTGGTGGCGCAATGGGCGCCCTAGCAGGAACCTTAGGTAGTGTCCAAGTAGCACCTACTGCACCTTGGGTATCTAAAAAAATTAAAGGAGAATAATAATGACAAGAGAACAATTAGCTAATGAAGTAAGAAAAGCACTGACCCCACCAGCAGATGTAGAAGATCCAGCAGAAATTCAGAAATTAATCGCAGAAGCCTTAGCTAATGCTATCGTAGAATATGTTAAAACACCTGAAGGTTAAGAAGATTAACAAGTAAACTACTTTAGTAGATAATTACTGTTAAGGGTAATATCATGGGTCATTCTCAGTTTAATTTTAAAAGTAGTGGTGTCAGAACAACAGATAAGCGGTTTCAAAAGAAAACTACGTCTTCAGAGCGCCCAATTGGAATAAAGACACCTCTTGAACCAGGCGACGATATATTCAAAATGCACACAAGTCCTATTAGGCAGCTAACAGATAATTTTAGAAACTTAATTATGACAAATAATGGCGAGAGGTTAGGGATGTTTAATTTTGGTGCAAACTTAAACAGTGTTGTTTTTGAATATAGTAACTCACCAGACTTTGAGCAAGTAGTGGGTGAAGCAATTATCCAATCGACTCAAAAGTTTATGCCTATGATAACTATAACAGATATATCTTCTGTTTTCATTGATGAGATTGAAAAAAATGATGCTAACAGCGTTGGCTTGGCAAAGGTTAGAATTAAGATCGAGTATGTAATACCAAAGTTTAAAAGTCCAAAGCTTGCAATTGAAGTTGACCTAAACCTCGGAGGATAATAAATAAAATGGCAAGAAATATTAAAAAAGATGTACAAAAGCATAAAGAGCGAAGCTACACAAATAAAGACTTTAACTCGCTTAGAAACGAGTTGCGCAGATACGCACTGACACATTTCAGCGACAATGTCATTGATTTTTCTGATGCAAGTATGGGTGGTTTAATTCTAGATTTAGCCTCTTACGTAGGCGATGTCATGACTTTCTATATGGATCACCAGTTTAATGAGAATTCAATAGAAAACGCAGTTGAAAGAACGAATGTAGAAAGATTGATTAGAGAAGCCGGCCTAGAAATTCCTGGTGCAGCTCCGTCTTACGCGACTGTGAGTCTTTCAATTGTTGTGCCGGCACAGCTAGTCAACGGAGAATATAAACCACAAACTATATCACTGCCAATGATCAGACAAAATTCAATATTCAGCACTTCTGACGGAAAAGAATTTACTTTGATGGAAAATGTAGACTTTGCAACACTCGACGATAATGGGAGATTGTTGGCAGAATTTAGAGTTGGTTCTTTACGTGCCGGTATTCCTGTTAACTTTGTTGTTACAAGAGATGGTGTAGTATCAAGCTCAAAAATCACATCCCAGACTTTTGTGATTGAAGATAACTTAATCCCATTCAGGACTATAACCCTGGGACAGGAAAATGTTAATGAGATTATAACAGTCACAGATACACTAGGTGATAGCTACTTTGAAGTCGACACATTGTCACAAGATACTGTCTTTAAAACATATGAAAATACTTCATATGATCGATCAGATGTTCCTTTTAGAATGGAACTTCTACACGCTCCTAAGCGTTTTATAAAAGTAAGAAGTACAAATACTGGATTAACAACTTTGCGTTTTGGCTCAGGTGATGAATCAGCTTTCGATGAAGATGTAATACCTGACCCAAGCGATCACGCTATAACACTCTATGGAGATAGATCAACAATAACAACAGTAGCAATCGACCCAAATAGTTTTTTAACAACACAAACACTTGGTATATCTCCTAAAAACACAACATTAACAGTCACTTACAGGTACGGCGGAGGATTAAGCGACAATGTTTCCGCAGGCAATATAAATTCTGTAAAAACGCTGTTGACTACTTTTAATTCTTCATTAGCGCCTTCTGTGGAGGCATCTGTAAGAGCGTCAACTGATGTTATAAATATTAAAAGAGCAGCTGGCGGTGAAGATGAACCAACACTAGAAGAACTTAGAAATATAGCAATTTTTAATAGAAATGCACAAAATAGAATTGTTACAAGAGAAGATTTAATAACGAGAGTTTATTCAATGCCCTCAAACTTTGGAAGAGTTTTTAGAGTTGCTGTCGCAGACAACCCTAGAAACCCTAGGGGCGCTCAACTTCATATCATCTCTCGTTCTAGCTCTGGTAAATTAGTAACATCAACAGACACTTTAAAACAAAACTTATCAAAATATTTAAATAAGTTTAGACTAGTATCAGATGCAATAGATATTCTAGATGCATCAGTAATTAACTTGGGTCTGAACTATGGCATCACAGTTGAAAAAGGATATCGTGCGCCCACCGTTATTGCATCTGTCAATTCTAAACTATCTTCATACTTTAGAACAGAAAATTTTCAAATTAACAAACCAATTATTGTTGGCGAGTTAGAAAATTTAATACTAAACGTCCCAGGCGTAGTATCAATTATTAGTTTAAACATTGTTAATAAAGCAGGTATATCGAATAACAAGATATATAGCACATTTAGATATGATGTTAAACAAAATTTAGACAGAGGAATGCTTTTTCCACCCGTTGGCGGAATATTTGAAGTAAAATTTCCAAACGATGATATCGAAGGAAGAGGTTTATAATGTATAGAATACTATCAGCATCAAAAGATACGTACATTACTAATAAAATAATCAATAATAGTACTCGAGCAACAGATTCAAACGTAGGCTCAGCTGGGACACTAGACTTATTTAAGCTATACGATGAAAACATTGTGAGCGGAGAAACACAATCAATAGAACTTACACGATTGTTGCTAAAGTTCCCAATTACAGAGATCAGTCAGATGGATTCAGAAGGTGATATTGACATAACAGACAGCAGTTTTAAGTGCCACGTCAAACTTCATGATGTCTATGGAGGCCAAACAACTCCAAGAAACTTTAAGGCAATACTTTTTCCTTTAGCAAAAGATTTTGATGAAGGACCTGGAATGGACGTTGTAAAATTTTCTGATGTTGGTGCAACAAATTTTATAACAGCATCGATAACAAATGGAGTCGCTGTTCCTTGGGGTTTACCCGGTGCCATGAATTCAGGTTCTCTAGGAAGCGCTGGTTTAGATGTTTATGTGAGCGGATCATTAGGCGCAGGAATTGTGGCATTAACAAGTGAACAACATTTCGAAACCGGGAAAGAAGATTTACTTATGGATGTGACAACAATAATTTCCGGAACAGTCTCCGGACAGATACCAGACAAAGGATTTCTTATAGGGTTTTCTGGTAGTTTTGAGAAAAATAGCAAATCTTATTTTGTAAAAAGATTTGCGTCAAGAGACTCACAAGTCGCAGCACTGCGTCCTAAGTTGACTGTGGCATACAATGACAGTACGATAGATAAACACTCTAGTTTTATTTTTAATGTATCTTCTTCTTTGTACCTTAGGAATTATCAGTATGGCAATTTAGCAAATATAGTATCAGATACAGCCGGAACCACTTTAACAGGTGAAGACTGCATGATTGTTAAGCTCGAGAGTGGAAGTTTTAAGAGAACATACAACGTTTCGCAAGCGCTAAACGGTAGACATAGAATGACAGGAGTTTACAGTGCTTCTTTTGCAGTTTCAAGTTTTGAACCTCTCTTGTACACACAAGCAAACTTAACTGGATCGATCACCTTCAACGAAACTTGGTCAAACAGTGCAGAAACTGTCACTTTTTTATCATCGTCGTTAACTATAAAAAGAGCCAAGCGATCTCTTACAAATTCTCAAAACCAAAATAACTTACTTGTAACACTCCTTAATGTGAATGATGAGTACAGAGTTGGTGAAATAGTAAATATTCGAGTTTTTGCTGAAAGTAGAGACAGAACTGTTTCTTTTGTAAGAACTCCGTATGAAAAGAAAAGTGAAATATTTCATGAAATGTATTACCGCGTAAGAGATGTTGTCGACGGAAAAATCATTGTAGACTTTGACAAGGTAAACAACTCAACAAGGCTGTCAACAGACCAAGACGGTATGTTCTTTACATTTTATGCTGACTCCTTACCGAAAGGTAGGCTTTACGCGTTTGATTTTCTAATACGCAGAAATGGAAGAGACACAGTAATAAAAGATGCAGCTTCTAACTTTAGGATCGTGTAATGTCAAATAAAAAACTCTTGGATCGATCGCAAGGAAAACTTTTTACACCTAAATTTTCTAGAAGTAACAAGCCTTCAAGTAATGTCTTGGCGAGTCAAACTGATTCTACTTTAAACAATTCTTCATTTAAAAACACAAACTTGAGTAGCACGTCTTCCTTTAGATATGGAGACAAACCCCACTTAGTTTCAACACAACAGCTTAGAATTGACTGGGATAGGTTTGAAAATCATACTTTTTTCCATTCAGCTGTGGCAAATGTTAATGAATCATTTGATCGAATCATAAACTTTTACCCATTTGAAAAAAGCGAAAAAAACGTAGAACAGTTTGAGGACAATCTTACTGGTTATGAGAAACATATACTAAACACATTCCCCAAAAACGTTGGTTACTTGAATTTTTCAGGTACAGTTCAGGGTGAAAGTTTGAGTAATGGTACACAAATTAGTGTCAAAGACAGTCGCGGCGCCTCAGTTAACACTATTTCAGATAGAGTTGATGGAGCTCCAATTTTAGATCCAAGAAAATCACCTTTTTCTTTTGAAATGTTTGTAAGAGTCCCCCAGCAATCAAATGACAATCAAGTGTTGATACAGAAATATTCTAGTTTATCACAGAACTTTACATTGGCTTTGTCACAATCTAGCAGTTTAAATAATTGTGAAATACATTTTGGAATAACATCAGGGTCAAACTACCTGATAACTTCAGGATCATTAAATAAAGGCACTTTTAATCATGTAACAGCATTTTATGATAGATTTGGAGATCAAAGGGTGAAGCTATTGATTAATAATGATATTCATTCTTCTAGTCAGGCTAAATTGTTTGAAAATTTAATTTATAATGCTAATGACATGACAATAGGTGTAGGAAGTAACGCTAGAATAGGCGGTAGTATTTTCTCAGTTGAGACTACGTTTTCAGGTTCTATCGACGATCTAAGATACTTTCATTCTGTCGACTCCGTCAAAACGATTAAAAAAAGAAAATTTAGAAGTTTCTATCCTAGTTCTGAAGAACCAGCGCTAAGATTGTATTATCGATTTAACGAACCTTATGGTGTTTATGATGGTAATAATATAGTTTTAGATTCGTCTGGTAATTCTTTACATGAAAGGATCGTCAACTTTGACACAACAAACCGCTTGACAGGTTCAGACAATCCTGTTTTAACAGAAAATGAATACAGAAACCCAGTTTTGTTTCCAACGTTTGAACCCTTAAAAGCGCTTAACATACGACTGCTGTCTTCTGCGTCACTTTATGATGATTTTAATCCAAACCTAATAACAAAGTTAGTTCCCAAACATTATTTTCAAGAAGGTACTAACTTTAGAGAGTTTAATGAAGAGCTAGACAGGCTTGGAAAAAACTTCCATACGTTTTCATCAAACAGGCCTGGTTCTGGTAAAAGTGAGTTGTTAGGACCTCAAATGTTAATAAAGCTTTTACTAACATATGCCAAGTTTTTTGATGAATTAAAGATTATGATTGATGGTATTACTAGCTATAATCATACCAATTACAATGATTACGACACAACACCTGACGTGTTTTTAAGAAATAAAGCAAAATCAACAAACACCACACTACCAGACATTTTTTCAACAGGTGACTTAAGTCAATATTTGCTTGGTATCGATCTAAGTCAAGGAAAAGCAAAAGCTGTAAAATCACTTAATGAAATACAGAATCTTATCTGGCGCAGAATACTTTCAGAAGCACCAAAAATGAAACTGCATAAAGGCACAGTTCATTCTGTTAAAAGTATATTTCGACAAACAGGTATTGAACCTGATAATATTTTAACTTTTAGAGAATATGGTGGATCAAAACAAAAATCTTTAGATGCATCACGAGAAATGAAAAGAGATGTCTTTAGGTTTTTAAGCTTTACTGGTTCTTATGGTAAAATAACAACAGCAGTGGATGCACAAGGCTTCCCTACAGACACCGAAATTCCAAAGATTAAATCCGGATACTTATCTGGTTCAAGAATACAAATAGGCCGACCTTTAACAAGAGGTACTTTTGTAAACAAGACAAGATCAAAAATACATGGTACTAGTAACCAGAAAGGTGATGGTCTATTTACATCTGGAAGTTTTACTTTTGAAGGTCTTTATGACTGGGAACAGGGTTTTAGTAATGTAAAAGAAAGTTTGATTCGATTAAATGTGACAGGAACATCTGCGCCTAGCAACAGTGAATCATGTGTAGTTAATCTAGTCGCCTCAAGTGACAAGTTAAGTTTGTTTTTTAATGAAAGCCCTTCAAAATCAGATACATCAGAGTTGTTCTTGACAGGTGTAAATGTTTTTGATAAAGATGTCTGGTATGTTTCTTTTGGTAGAGAATCAGGGCACGATTTAAAAACGATAGGCACTAGCTCTTATTTTTTACGTGCTGCAAAACAGCTCAATGGGGATATTATAGAAAATTATAAAACCTCTTCTCTTTTCATGGACTATAGTAATAACGTTTTTCAAAATATTTCAGCACACAACACTTCCGGAAGTTTTTTACTTGTAGGTAGTCAGTCACTTCAGACAGGCGGTACAGGATTTTTAAATAATAGCGCGACAACCGATTCAAAAGTAACAAACTTTCACGGGCTCATCACAAACTTAAGATTTTTCTCAAAAAATACAACTAACCAAGAGTATTTGAACAGAGCAAGAAATTATGACAGTTTTGGTGTTAATGATCCAAAAGTTAATTACAATTTTACAAATCTTGAAACCGGTTCTTTTGAAAGGTTGATATTACATACTGACGCGAAACAGGGAACACAGTTAACTGACGCATCCGGTAATATTAGAATATTTGACTTTTCACAAAATAATTTACATTTTATAGGATCAAATTTTCAAACGTCTAAAAACGTAATGAAAAACATGAGGGTAGATTTTGAAACACTCTCAAATAATTTTGATTTAAATCACACCCGAAACAAGGTAAGGGTGAGATCTTTTCAAGATGCCAACAATCTTGAGCAAAGTTATTTTGCAACCACACCTCCTGTTCATGAAGTACTACCTTTTGAAGAAAGTCTAGATGATAATCGATTATCACTCGACATGTCTGTGATGAAAGGATTAAATGAAAATATTCTAAGAATTTTTAATAATTTCGATCCGATTGATGATGCCTTAGGACGACCAAATTTAATTTTTGGAGAAACTTACGGAGATTTAAGGCATTTAAGAGAGGTATATTTTAACAATGTTACTGAAGTAATGAATCTGCAAAAATATCGAGATTTATTTAAGTGGATTGATAATTCTTTCACAGATGCGATTTATTCTGTAATACCAAGAACTACAAATTTTTTAGGAATTAATTTCATATACGAATCAAATGTCCTAGAGCGAAATAGATTTAAATACTTTTACGATGAAATTTATATGAAATCCGGACAAAGAGACGGAGCGCGAGGAAACATATTTCTATCGCAATTTGTTGGAAAGATGAAAAAGTACTAAGGAGACATAATTAAATGGAACTTTTAACAATGGGCTTTGTAGATGATGTTTCTACAGCTGTCACACCTCAGCTTATATACATTACCGGATCCGGAGGCTCAGACACTGGGCAGTATGTAACAGCAAGCTTACCAAACCCAGCTATAACATCAGCGACATTAAGAATTGGCACTAGTATTACAAGGACACCTGCATCAGTTAAGACTTTTGAAAGTACAGATGTTGGCGGTGTTAGATTAGGTAGTGTAACGGTTTTTGAAAATGGAGAACCAGCTGACCAGATAGACATGTCAACATTTGATGGGTTTCGGACTGGTAAGAATATAAATTCTTTCACACAATTTGGAGGTGCAACTAACGTTCGCCCTATGATAAGAATATCACCTGAAGGCTTCTTTGAAAAGACGACAGGTGACAAGATTAATCACTTTGCTTCTTTTAATAGTTTTGGAATGGGTTTGCATTATAAAATTGTAGATGAAAATTTAAAACTGATTCCTTTTAACGACTTCTCAAAACTAACACCTGTGGATTTAATTGGAAGACAATCAGTGTTTGCTTATCCTTTTATTTTTAATGCAGACAAGACTTTAGAACAGTTCACAGATCCTTCTCATCCCGGTAATGATGGTGCAATTGATGTTTTTGAAGTAAGACATTCGTTGATAAACTTATCAACGTCAGACATTAGAGTTTACGGTTGCCGAGGAGATTACCAAGGTGGCGGAATTGAAAATAATCGTAAAGGAAGCACAACTATTGACAGTAAGTATGAGTTAAAAGTTAAGTCAAGCGGTCTGTTTTTAGACTCCCAAGAAACAGAATTTGGTAAGTTTAGTTTTCCACAGATAGGTGTGACAGGAAGCTCTGGGTATAAGTTTCCACTACCTGGTTTTATTGATGATAGCAAATATGTCTCAGCACCGTTTGATGAGTCTGTTGATTATCTGAAAAATAGTTACAAGTTTAAAACTTCGCCCATGCAAAATTTCTTATCTAGTTCACGTAACAGTATAAGCGAAATCGGAACACGTTTTAAATCAACAACTTGCGGGTTAGTATATGGAGAAAGCAATTTATTAGGCACAGACTCAATTGCTTTCGGAGGATTAAAGAAGTAATGCCAAAAATATTTTTAACAGGAAGTGGTAATTCTAAAGGTTATGTCACCGGTTCAGGAATACTCAATAATCCAGTTCGAACTATCATAAGAGATCGCGATAATCGTACCGGTACGTACCCGACAATACACAGAATGAACAGGAAAGGCAATGCTGGTATATTATCCAATGCAGTGTTCGATGATACAAAGACAGTTAAATTTGGGAACGGTATCACTGACGATTTCACCATTGGGGAAAGCAATGTATTTACAAAGGCTGTAAATAACAAACATTGGTTGACTTCATCAACTGATATTTTAATTCGAAAAGAGTTTGATCCTAGGGGTGATTTTGAATTAACAACTGGTGCAGTCGTCTTAGCAGGCCCACCGGATGGAGACGGCAGATGGTTGCAAACAAACCAAAAAGTAGGTAATCCTACGCTAACATTTTCATTGTTACAAGGTCCTTACAACAACACCGGAGCGCTAGCAAAATTTAGACTCAACTTAGGCGAAGGTAAACCGACAGACGTATTTAAAGTCCAAATAAGTATAACGGGTAGTAGTTGGACTGACGTTCCTTTAAAAAACATACATTTAGGGACGAATGATGTTTGGTCTGATGTGTTAATTGTTAATGAAAATAGTAAGCATGTTGTCCCAAGAAATGTCTTTGAACTACGTAGAGTTTTAGCTGGTTTAAACATCCCTAATGTTAATGACTTATTTAAACCAGTACTTAATTTCAAATTAGACATGAAAGATTTTGCTGAGACTGGCATTAAAGAACCATTTTACATAAGGTTTATACAACCTTCAGTAAGCGACAACGACATTAACGTTTGGGCCATTGGTCACGTTGATATCACTTCAAGAGATGAACAAGTAACTTATCCTTTTTTAGGCACAGGTGATGTAGCATCAAATTATCATAAAAATCAAACCATTGCAACACCTAATTTTATAAACAGTATAGTATCCTCTGGTTCTTCAATTAGTGGTATCACAGATTCTGCAACTTTACCTTTTAATAGTCAACCAATCCAACCTTTTAACGAAGATAGTGTCATAGACATAAACAACAGTGGTTTCTATTCAATCGGCACAAGAGAAGACGTAACCCCAGGGTTTTCGTCTCCCTTGACAAATAAAACAAAATTTGAAATCGACTTGAGCCCATACAAAGAAACAGACCTAGGCCTTATTAACCAAGGTGTTTTTGGAGACAAAACATTTGGTAATCAAGTCATGGCTTACTGGAATAATTCCACAAAAACATGGCAAAAAATTGGTAAACCTTTACCTTACGGCATTTCCGCGCTAAGAAACCTTCCAACCTATGCTGACACTGCTAGTGTCTTGACTTCATCTGCAGTAGGTTTTGGTGCTGATTCTTCAATACCTCTAGTATCAGCACCCACCCAAGGTAGCCCAGTTGTAACCCTCAATAATCGAAATGCTCTTAGCGCCATGACTAAACCAATTGATACTTTTTGTTTTCCTTTCGGCCCCCAATATCACGCAACTGGAAGCCAGACAATCAAAGCTAAGGATATTGGAATTACCAAACCTTTTATCTTAGAAAAAACAGAATTAAATTTTGATATAAAGATAGAATTACCTAAATCAGGAAGTATAGATTGGGCAGTTGGAAGTGGTAATGGAAACAAATCTTATCTAGACGCTTTTTCTCCTAATGTGCACATCACGAATTCCAATTCTAAAATTGTAAATATGACAGGCTCAAACCATATAACTCCTTCGTTTTTCATATTAAGACAATCAAAAGACAACTTTGTACATGAAAGAACGTTCAAAAGCAACAGACTGACCGCGGTCAGTACCGGTTTTAAATTTAGTATTCCAGGACATTATTCAATTGCGTCAGGAACATCTCATAGCAGCCCTCCACCTGTTTTTGTAGATACGACAAGAGACTTAATCACATTCAAAACTTCTTTGTTTAATTTTGAACATACAAACTACACATACCCACAAATTAGTCATAGTGATATTCGAACAGCTGGTATTCCTGCTGACCATTTTGTACATGTCAAATTAGACCATCCTAACGATGACAGTGACGCTGCAAAGCCTACTTCATATACAGGAAGTAACATTATGCAAAGTGAAGTAAAGCTAGCGTCACCATATACGGACACAAAATTCGTGTTTCATTTACAGTCTAATAACGCGAGAGCCTTGCTTTTAGGTAAAGAAAGTAATAACAGAAATTATGGTAATTACGGAATTCAAAGATCATTAGCAAATAACATATCTAGTTTTACACCTGCAGACAGTTTTTTGTTACCAGACGTGGTAATATCAAACGCACCTACAAGAAGAACAGCGCCAAATGAATCTGACGTTAACAAAACATCACCTTACATCATTTACCCAAGCGATGAGTTAATTTTTGGTTGGCAGTACCCTTTACCAAAAGACACATTTTCAAGTGTTGGCCCGGGCCCTGCTAGCGGTCATTTAGGTTTTCATAAGATGACCTTGTTTGGTAATAGTAAATTAATCTTGTACGGCTCTCAGGTAAAAGACGGAAAAGAATTTCATGAAGGTTTAAATCAAAATCTCACGTCAAACGCAATCCACGAGGTGATAGGTAGTGAACCCGTAGTTGATCAATTCGATTTAGCATCACACGGAGAATTAACGGGAAGTATGTCAGATTCAGTATATTGGGCCTTTTACGATTCTGCAGCCGGACCGATTGCTGATCAGGAACTTTCCTATGCTGTTGGAAGCTTAATAACACCCTCACGATTGCACAGGCACGCTAATAGTTTCCAACAAACACAATGGAGACAAAAATCATCAGTCAAAGATTATCCTAAAAAGAGGCTCGGTGGTATTATAGGTGCCACTGGCGCCGGCACTGTAGATGCTAATATGCAAAGTGTTAATGGTCTCCGGCCGCACACTCCCGGTTTAAATTTAAAAGGTATAATAAAGCTCCTCGACAGTATACAGGATACATCCAGTCAAGGCAGACCTGTAGGTAATTTTATCCCCCAAATACAGAGATTTAACAATATAAATGACATACAAAGATCATATTTTGATTCTGAGATCGCAAACATTAATGTCGAGTCAAATTATGGATCATCCCAAAACTACACTTTTACATATACTGCTGACCCTTTATTTATCGCCAAGCTAGGTGGATCTCCTAAGTATTATTTCGACAGAAACAATTACGGTCAATTTTCAAACTTTATAAGACAGGGTTTTGACACTAGATATTTAAAGAATACATTAACTGTTATAAATAATTTGGTGACTGAATCACCTATTAGAGTTCGCTTTGTCGAAGATTCTTACGACGAAGAAAATCTTAATTTTAGAAAATTTAGCCTTATAAAGCCTGGAGACATAGACAACACAGCATATGAAACATTCCAAAGCTCTAATATAAGTCTTTTTGCGACATCGTCCTTGCCGTTTAAAGAAGGCACCCGGAATAGCGTGAGTGACGACGTCCCAAGGAACAGAACATATTCGCCAGCTGCAGTTGAGGTTACTTAATGGGTAAAAAGCTTAAAAAGAAAAGTGTATCTGAAGCGAGAAAAGTAGCGTTCTACAAACAAACAGATACGTTGGGCAATATACAAAAAATCATTTTCCCCAGTACTGTGCAGGTCGGCACAAATGGCGACGAATTTGCATCAAGCATAATAGGTTCAATTCAACAAACCCGACAAGGTTTGTCTTATCTTGTCGCAGGATCAAACATAGCCATTGTATCAGGATCAAACGGCCAAGTAACAATATCAGCTACAGCTGGTGCTGAAGGTTCCCAAGGTGACGCAGGAGCGAACGCAAAAACAGTAAATTTGACCGCTAACGCCACAATAATTCAATATGATGCAGCAGGTGCTAATCCATCACCATCTTCGATAACATTGACTGCAACTAGTCAAGAATTTACAAACGGCTTTTTTAAATTTACTGGAGGTGGTGGGTCTTTTTCTGACGAAGGGTCTTATTCTGACGGTACCGGTGCGAATTCAGATACAGCAACATTCACTGTACCCTCATCTTTCTCTTCAACGCCTTACGACTTCAGAGTAGGCGTAGCAGAGGCCGGACAATCAGAGCTGGTTTTTGACACACTTAGTATTGGTTCAACTCGAATTGGTGACACAGGGAGTGCAGGTCAAAAAGGAGACACAGGTGATACTGGGTCAAACGGGTCAAACGGGTCAAACGGTTCTGATGGTTCTGATGGCGCAAACGGATCAGGTGTTGTGGTCAGTCTAGACCCATTGTCTGTTCTTCTAACTGCGAATAGTGCAGGATCTGTGAGTGACTTTACGCCTTCTGGGGCAACAATAAAAGTTCATGAGAATGGAACAGCAATAAATGTAGACACTAGCTTAAGCTCAAATAGTCGTTTTTTTGTTGTCTCTGCCACTGGAACTAATATTACCGCAGGTGGTATTTCCCAAACAAACGGTCAGAATAGCGCAACA